ACACATACCCAGAAGCCAAGGCTTACGTATATGAGCATAACTTGGTGTATGAGGAGCCAAAGTATGGTGAGTAAACCATATAGATAAAGAAGAAGGGTGAGTCGAAAGATTCACCCTTTATTTGTTTATAGTTAATTTAATTTAAAATTTTAATATAAAGTATGAAAATTAAAATATTTGCAGTATATTTGCATCAAAAATTAAATTATCTATAATATGAATAGAATTAAAGAATTATTAAAGGAGAAGGGTATGAGTCAAAAAGAATTGGCTGATAAACTTGGTATGACTGACGTTGCAGTTAGTAAAATAGTAAATGGAACGACATCTAAAACAACAATGCAAAAAATAGCGAAGATATTAGATGTTCAGGTTTGTGACCTTTACTATAAGGATAGAACTGTAAAATATCGTGGTGAATTAGATTTGAATGGTCTCAAAATACCATGTTATGTTTTAGAAGATGGAACTAGAGTAATTTCTGGTTCTGAAATGCAAAGGTCATTAAAGATGATTGATGAAAACGAAGTTAATCCATCAGGAACAAGACTGACCAGATACCTTACTCAAAAAACACTTAAACCATTCATTGACAGGTATTTAGATGGAGGCCAACTAGACCCTATAAAATGTACAGATGGAAATGCTGTAATTAATGGTTATAAGGCAGATGCTTTGGCTGATATTTGTGATGCTTTTCTTGAAGCTCGTAAGCATATAACTTTATCTTCAAGACAAGAGATTATTGCTGCACAATGTGAAATTCTTATGCGTGCATTTGCTAGAGTTGGTATTATAGCTTTGGTTGATGCAGCAACAGGATATGATAAAGCAAAGGATAGAGCAAAGGATGAACTTCAAAAGTTCTTGAATAATTTCTTGCAGCAGGAAGCTGCGAAATGGGTAAAAACCTTTGATGATAGGTTCTTTGAGGACATCTACAAAATGAGAGGATGGAGTTGGCAAGATACTTCAAAAAGACCTGGAGTAATAGGTCAATGGATAAGAGATATTGTTTATGACAGAATTGCTCCTATCATGCCTGAATTGGAAAGGTTAAATCCAAAAAATGCCAATGGTAATCGTTCTAAGAAATTCCATCAATTTCTTAGCCGTGATGAAGGTCTTCCAAAACTTAAAGAATATCTTTTCTCGATTCATGCTTTAGTTGTTGCATCAGATTATGATTGGGTTAAATTTAAAAATACTTTAAATAAAGTATATCCCAGAGTTAATGAAGAATTGTTTATTGGATTTGATGACTTAGATTAATATGCAAACATTAAATAGGGTGAGGATAAACTCACCCTATTCTTGTATAGAAAAGGTAACTTCAATGTATCAAATATTAATAGTAAACATCAAAGAACTTCTCACACAGCATTCCCATCATATAACATGGTTCTTCGCTTAGCATATCTATTCCATCCTGATCACAGATATGCGCTACCACATGAAGAAGCTCATGACCTATTGTATTGATGATGCTGCCATCAGATTCACACTCCCCAATGGCAAGCACACTCCTTCTTTCTGATAGGTTGGAATAGGTAAGTCCCCTATCTCCACTCGATAAAGACAGATGCTTATATGCTTCTGATAATGGATTTCCATTGCAGCCAATATCTGAAAGAGCATGGCATATCTCATCGGCATCAGGTGTCTGATAACCTATGAAACACACTATGCTCCATTCGTATTTCGGAAGTTGTATAACTCTCCTCATCATAACACATCTTCCCAAGGGATAGGTACACCATTATGGCAGCAATCGGCATAGAATCGGTTGAAGATAAAGCCATCCTTCTGGTCGGCATCATCCACCATATCCTTAATAAACTGGGCTAGCTGCTCCTCATCCTTGATGGAAGACTTGTAGAAGTCTGCCCTCGCCATATTCGCCACATATACATGGTCGTAGCCAGCCTTATTCTTCACCTCTACTCCCTGACCAAGCAGCAGGGAATCCACCTTCTCCTTATCCCAAAACGAGACACTAACATCACGCTTGGAGGAAGGGTCATACTTGTACATCAGGCTCACCGCCCACTCGCACATTTTCTTGCTGAAATGATAGCCATTGTATCTGAGATAAGAAACCATTCCCTCAGGTTTGAGGTCATACATATCCAATGGCATTCTGCATTTTCCCATATTGCTGAATATTAAAGGGAGTCTGGTTCCGACATAAATATCACTACCAAAACTCCCAAGTTAAACACTAGCGACCGCCACCATTGTAGCCGCCACCACTTCTTTCACCATAGCGGTTCGGGTAGTTCCAATCATCATTGACGTTGTTGAATCTACGTCTGTTCTCACGCTCTTCACGTTCCTCACGCTCTCTTCTCCAATCGTCACGATAATCAGGCATACGCTCGCCCATACGCTCCTGCTTCATCTTTTTCAGACAAGACATAGCCTTGCTGCCAAAACCAAGCATAGACTCGATGTTGTCATACAAATCATCGAACTTATCTTCTGTAATCTCAATCATTACCATAATCATAAGATTTTAAAATGAATAGATAAGTAGGATATTACTTGCTCATGGTCTGCTGGAGCCATCCCATCATCTTGTCAATCTTGCCCTCAATACCTGAAACCTTACCTTCCAGTTTGTTGATTTTCTCGGTCTGTTCCTTATCCTTGGCTATCTGGGGGTTGAGTTGCTGTAGCATTCCCTCACAAGATTCAACGACATTCTTGTGGTAATCTACGCTCTCCAGTATCGCCTTGGATTGTCTCAGCATGGCATCGACCTCGGCACTCATGGCATCCTTATTATCGCTAACAACAAGATTCTTGTCGTTGGCTATCTGTCCGTTTGCTGGCAGTTGCTTGAAATCCACTTCCTCGTCTCCCAGCTTCACCTTCACGTCCACTACGGTCTCCATAGGCTGAGGAGTAAAGCCGTTATTAAAGGTAGGGTATTTCGTCTGAGGATTGCTTACTGAAACCACCTGACCGATTCGCAAGTTCGGGTTCTCGCCCTTGTCGAGCACATAGAATAAAGAATTTGTTCTTAAACCTTGAAACATAATGTAATCTCCTATTATCTATTCTTGTTAAACAATACCCGACATCATCTGTAGGGTGTTAGTATCTCTCTCAAACCAAAACTGATAAACACCAGTTCCCTGCACGTCTGCAACCGTCAATGGTGCGCCATTATACTTGGTCACAGCCTGAGTACTTCCGTTGGTCTCGAAAAGGATAGGCAGCGTGCCAGTCGTTCCAGTCGGAATAGCCTGCATCAGGTTCACGAAAATCGTTCCTCTATAGCTGGCATTCAGGAAGGCGTGGTTTTTGAACGAGAAAACAACATTGTTGGTGTTCACCGCCACGCCCGTTGAAGCGATAGCTGCCGAACCATTACGATTCACCCATGTAAATGGTCTTAACCAAAACATAGCAGCCTCCTTTCCTTATTAACCCCAGAATCCTGCATTGTTTGCAGCATTCAGTCCATACAAACCAGCCTGATAAGCAACGCAGTTAGGAACCGCAGTAAATGGGCTATAAGGAGTAGTCACGGTCTCAGGCAACTTACACTTGATACCAGCCACCTCGTTCTGCAAGCCAGCCAACACCTGATTGATAGGAGCCACCGCCTGACCAACAATCTGAGAGGTCATTGCAGAAGACTTGAAGGTGCTGTTCTCTTCACGAAGAGCATCAATCTTGTTCTGTAACTCTCTCATTTCAGCTTGCTTTTGTCCGTCAACGATGGTCTGAGTGCTATCCTTGATAGCGTTGTGCAAGTCACAAGTCTGTCTCTGAGTCTCGTAAGCTACATTGGCGAAACCACGCTCCTGACCATTAGCTACATTGTTGATGGCATTCTGCAAGGTTCCAGTCTGCTGGCAGATAGCCAAGCGGTTCTCGCAGCAGCAGTTTGCAATCTGCTGAGCAATCTGCATATTACCCTGCTGCAAGGCATTGATAGTCTGCATACCGCTCATACCAACCTGATTACCTACACTCTGAACCTGAGAGGTCAAGGCAGAAATGGCACTCTGAATCTGACCTTCGGTGCAGTTCAACTGGGTAGCCAAGTTGCTGAGTGCATTGCGGTTGCCACCGATGGCATCCATCAGGAGACCACGACCATAGTCATTGTTAATCTCGTTTGCGAGACCACCACGACCATTATTGCCGAAACCTCCCCAGCCGTTACCTCCCCAGCCCATGAGGAAGAAAAGGAAGATTACCCACATGAACCATCCACCTTCGCCACCGAAACCATTGTTTCCCTTCATGGCAAGAAGGACATTTGGGTCAACACCCTGCTTCTGGAGCAGAGGCGCAAGAAGACCGAGCATCCCATTATTAGATGTTGAGCCTTCGTTTCCGAATACATACGTTTTACTTTCCATATTATCCTGAAATCTTTTTTTTGTTAAACACTAAATTATGATTCTCACTTTGTAACGTTACGAGCACAAAGATACAAACAATATGGATATAGATAGATAAACTCGTAAAAGATTGTATAAGTGTGTGAAGAACAAAGATTTATGGTTACGGAAAAGGTCGTAAATATACAGGAGGGGCGATTGTGTCTCTCCTATATATAATGTGTAGCGACTGCTAGAGGTGGATGCCATACTTTCGTGATAGCTTGCGGAAGAAAGCCTTCTTGTTGGCAAAGTATCGGATAAGCGACTTATTCCACTTCTTTTCATGCCCGAACTGGTCGTGGATGCCTTCGGGTATCTTGCCATCGTGAACATACTTCTCGAAGGATGAGATAGACTTGCCCATTTCGTGAGCACACCAGCCCTTGTTAGCTTGTGTATCATTCATCATGGCAGTAAGGAGTGCCACAAGTTCCATATCATTCTCTGAAAGACCGCAAGGGATAGGTTTGCCTTCCGCTTGGGCAACTGCTGATTCGTGAGCCTTATCAGCGAGAGCACGAAGTCCAGCTTCGATGATGCTGTAATTTACTAATTGCGACATAAGCATATATAATTAAAATGAGTGTAATCAGGAACATATCACAATAGTACATCTGATTCGTGATAACGATGGAATCATACATGACGTGAATCACATTGACTCCTGCAATATAGAGAATCGGAATGCGCCACTCTACACACAATCGGTGCAACACCTGACCCTTCCAAAGAGAAATCGGGTAAAGAATGTAAGTGATGAAGTAGAAGAACCAGATAGGTTCCTCATTCTCTTCGTACCATAGTGTTATCTCCATTTTGTTGTCATAGAACTGAGATATACCATACCATCTGAAAAGCATGACCAATATAGGCGCATACTTGAAATAAAACAAGTCAGTCTTAATCTTGCTTCGTTCAGGGAGTAACTTAGTTATCTCTCCAATTAACTTCTTGACTCGTAGGTCTTCGTCTTCATCTTTTTTCATAAGCCTTCATTTTTTAAGTTTATAATAATTGGATATTCTTTTGCTGATGTAATCACCTGAGATTCAGATGTTCTTAGATGCTGCAAATATAAAAAGAAATAATGAGAACATAACAATTTAGGATATTTTTAATAGTTAAACTTTATAAATATTTACAGATTGTTAGATTCGCACAAGAAATAGAGGTAAAAAGTTTCAGATTGAAAGCAATTATCCCCCGAAAGCCTAGCACTTTCAGGGGATAGTCATATATGTATTACTTCTCAGCCTTCGCCTTCTGGTTAGCCACAACTACCTTGTTAGCCTTCTCCAGCACGGCAAGAATCTTCTTTCTCAGTTCACGAATCTGTTTCATGTCCTCAGCGTTGTAGGCATCCTTGCCATCATCCAAGAAACCTTTCTTCAACTCGGAAATCTCCTGCTTATCAAGGGAAATCTCGTCAATGGCATCAATGGCAGCCTTGTTGGTGTTGTAGTAGCCATCGCTCTGACTAGGAGCCGTATCAACCAAGAGGTCGTAGGCAGATTTAAATCCGTTCAACTTAGTGTAGAGTTGTTTCAGCTTCAAGTCCTCGAAATCATCCTTCGGAGTAGCGTGAGCCTTGTATATATCCTCGGCATTCAACTTATGAGGTCTATACTCCTCCCCACTCTCCTCAGCACGTTCCTTCTTCTTGTCTTCCTCATACTTCTTCACCTTCACATCATCCTGCTTGTACTTCTTATACTCCTCAGAGCCGTAGAACCGCTCCAGCAGGGAGTAATCGCCATCCACCTTAGCTTGTTTCTTCAACTTGCTCAGGGTATTGGCTGCACGGTCGTGATTCTCCTTCATATCCCAGAACTCATCACCCTGTTTCTTTGTAACTGGTCTATCATCAGGATTGCTGACGAACTTGCTGAATAATGGAATATCAGCCATCTTGATTTCCTTCGGGTCGTTGAGTGACTTGGTAAGAACACCGAGCACCTGACTGCCCATGGTGTAAGCACCACCGAGATAAGAAGACAACACATGGTCAACCACCGCTGGGTTATTCAGATTGTACCTTGGGTCACCGAAAGCATCAATACTATTCTGCTGCACATCAGGATAGTCGTTTCCGATTGAGTTAACCATCTTGGATGCACGAACCAACCAATCTGGAGTGCCCACGTATGCCTTGGTGAAGTTCGGGTCATACTTATTGTACTCTGTCTCCTTGAATAATGGCTTGCCAGTGAAGTCAACATTGAAAGCCAACTCAAAGACTGGACGGATGGCATTCGGCATCAGACTGACCGCAATATTTCCGTCATATCCAGTAGGGTCGAGCGGAAGCATATCCACCACCTGACCGAGCAAGTCTTCTGCATACTGGCTCCAACTCTCCTCAGCCAACTCGCCACCCATCATCTTGGATGCAATCATATCGCCTACTCCATAGAAAGCACGGAACTCCTGAGCAAGCGGAATCTTCACGAACTCATGGGTAGTAGGAACCCACATAATAAAGTTGTTTCGTCTATCCCACTTAGAGAACTGCCAGTACTTCTTAGATATATCTTTATACCAATCCTTATCATCATCACCATCGCCACCCAAAAAGGCAGCAGCCATCTGCATCAAGGCTGCATTAACGATAGGAACCAGCACACCGCTCGCTATCCACGATGCAGTTACAGCCGTGAATTTGAAAGGATGATGCTTGGCAAGCGCACCCAAGGTCTGCAAACTCTGTACTGCTGGGTTGATGAAGAGATAGAGATTTCTAATAGTCTGCCAGCTATGTTCTCCAGTACCCTTGCGGTTGAAGTTCAAGGTTACGTCCTTGGCATCATTCACAGCCTCATCAATGGAACGCCCATACTGAATAGAGGTCATGTAAACCGCAAATCGGTTACTATCCTCGATTGCTCTGTTCAGGAACTCGATACTATCCATGATGGTATGCCCTACCTTTACTGGGTTCGTCTTCCATCTATCCAAATCCTTCAAGTCATTCTTGAATTTCTTCTTCAAGTCTTCCACATCAAGCGAAGAGACAAAGCCAGTCTCGCCTCCATTCATCATGAAGTCATAGAACATCTGTTCCTTTGGAGTAGCGTTTCCGTTGCTTACCTTCTCCCTCAACTTGCCGTTCTGATAGTCTTTCAGCATGAATCCGAGATTCCAAGAGGTAGCAAGATTCTTTCTGAGCAGATAGTTGTATCTGCCATCCTCACGAATAGCGGTAGATGCAAGGGTCATGGTCAGGTCTCGGAAGTAGTTGGAAGGGATAAAGAGAGGCGAAAGACTGGTGTAGGCAGCAGCCATCTTTCTACCAACAACCGCAATAACCCTCTTACTGATACTATTTTTGATTCCTTCACTCACTCGGTGTGCTCTGGTATTGTTCATCGCCTGAGCCAACTGAGGGTCACCATTCACATAGATAACATACTCCTCGCCATCCTTCATCACTCGAACCTCATGTTCTCTCTCCTCGCTATGAGTCTGAGGATAGGCTATGTTCAGTCCGTCTCTCTGCTGGGTAGCATCGCCAGTCTGAGCCATATTCTCCATCTTCTGCTCGAAAGCATCAATGGCAGTCTTCACCTGATTGCTATTCATCTGAGAAGTAATCTGAGGTGTAGCAGGAATCCACTCTTCGTTGCCGTTGGCATCCGTACTCTTCACGTACCAAGCCTTGCTCAGGGTCAGCAGGGAGGTAGGATGATTCTGAGCCAAGAGCATCAGGTGTTGCTTCACCCAGTTCTTGTTGTTCAGCAGGATTCCACTCTCTGCCATATTCTCGATGTAGGCGATAGGGTCGTCAGCGATAGAGGTTCGTCCGTGTGCCGTCTTCAAGGTCTGATTGAACGCACCCTTGCCGCCACCAACATAGTCCCATACTTGGTCTGCAGTAGTGCCATCCCAGCCACGGAGAGGAATATAATGGCTATACATATCTCGCACATACAGATAAGTATCTTTGCTCATCATTCCAGCCTTATAGCCATCACGGAGAATCTTCTTGGTAGCCGCATTCGTAGCATTCCAGAGGTCTTGCACCTCAGCTACATGACTACTCTCAATATCCCTTACCAGTTTGTGGGCAGCTTCCTCAAAGTCAGAACCACTGAAGAGAGCCGACAAACCTGAGTAATCGTAGGCGATACCATTCTCATCATAGCGGAAATCCATATAAGAAGGAGAATATTTCGTTCTGAGAGCATTATCTCTCTGTCTCCAAGTAGTGAAATCCACTCTACCAAACTCCAAATCGCTGTCATTGGTAATGCGGTTCATATCGCCCTTGTAAGCCCTGTATGCCGCACTTCTCTGAGCCACGTCCTCAAAGTCAGCATCCAGTGACTTCTTGAAAGCCATCTGGGCATCACGCTCCAAACCGTGCTTAGCCATCATGTAAATACGGACATTGTCATAGCTATCACCCAGAATCTTCTTCATCTGATGATAAACCTTTCTTAGTGGCTGCAAGAACTCATTGTTGTATTCCTCAAATTCGTTCTTTCCCTTGCCATGACTGCGGTTCTCGGCAGTATAGGCATCCTCAGCCATGTTCAGGCGGTCAACACCCACTTCCTTCATGATTGCTTCCTGAGCCTTGCGGATAGCCAGCATACTATCTTGGAAGGCGATTCTTTTGAGCACAGAACCACGCTGCAACTCTCGGTTGAACTCTCCAAGAGCAGTATCATCACTTAGAAGATGCTGCTCGTAGGTTGGAGCAGTCTTCCACAAAGCCATCTGCTTGCGGTACTCGTCCACTCTCCTCAGAAAATCAACGGCACTCTCGCCAGCGTTGCGTTGTGGAATGGTTGGCCTCTGAGCATCCTTTGGCAGATTATTGTCCTTCTTCCACTGGTTCAGGTCATGCTCGAACTGGTCATAGCGCAAGGAGAATCGGGTATTCCCCACGATATTGGCATTGTTCTCATCGAATATCACGTAGTTGTAATCGCCTTCCTCAGCACCGCCATGAATCATGCCAGCAGGGTACTTGATGCCAACAAAACCTATTTCACTCAAAGCCCTTGACGCTAATTTTGCACCACGCAAAGGTCTTTCACGGTCGAAGAAGTCTTCCAAAGCATGATAAAGTTCTTCACCTTTCAATGTAGGAAGTTTCTGCATGCCGTTCTCAGGAGAATCAAGTTTCATTTGGATGATACGCTCAATCCTATCTTTATCATAATTCGCTCCACCATCTTTAAAATACTCATTTTCATTGAATCCATGATGGGTAATTTCCAAAAGTCTGTACCATTTTTCCAATGGGAAGTTTTGAGACTCATTCCATCCAAGGTAATTTTCACCATTATCATCTGGTATGTCAACATCATATCGATAAGCTTCATTGCTAACCTCAGCTATCTCATCATTTCTTTTTTGCAAAATAGCAGACAACTCTTTCAATGTCTCATCATCAGGAAACATTTCCAAAGCAGACTTCAAGTCTTGTCTAGCGTTTTCCAAGCCCTTATCTACATTTTGGTATTTATTGATATAATGGCTAAGCATTTGTCCAGCATCGGCAGACATATCAATCTTATAATCAATTCCAAACTTTCCCTTTCTATCTTTTGCACGTTGGGCATAATTACTACCTATCTCCTTAGAGTTTGTAACATATACTCCATGACCAAAGGTTTCACTTCCCTCACCCTCAAAGGAATGAGACAAATCAAACTTGTCAAACTTAGCACCAGTACCATGATAGGTACGGATGCTAAACTTAGGGTCAGAGCCAGTAAGCAGAGGAGCAATCACATGCTCGGTCAACTGGGTAGGGATTCCGTTGCCGATGATGGTATGGCTCAGGTTCTCAGAGAATGGCATCTTGTAATCATCGCTCACTCCTGATACTCTAGCGAGCACTCTACCCATGGCACGATATACCTTGCCATCAGGCATCACAATCACATCTCCGCTCTTAGTTCTGAGTGTTGGCAGCAGTTCATCAGCAAAAGCATGAGGAACCTTGCCGTCAGCGTAGGCACTACCCATCACATACAATGGCTTATCAATGTTTCGACAGTCAATACCATCAGCCTTCAAGCGTATATCCATCCAGTTAGCAACACCATTCTTCTTCTCGGTCAGGGTCGGGATAATATCAGCCACAGCTTCATACCATCCGCTCTTGCGTGCCATCTTCTCAGGCTTGGCAGGGAGTTGTCCATCACGAACCGCACGGACAATCAATCTCTCTCGGTTGGTGTAGCCGCCAAAGTCAGCTGCGTTATACACATCTGCATCCCAAGTATAGCCGTTGGCATCCAGAGCATCCGTGATAATCTTCATCGCTTCCGAATCCTTATATCCCTTCACGTTCTCAATGGTCACCACCTTTGGTTTCACAGCATTGATGAACTCGGCAGTACTAGCAGCAGTCTCCTTGTCTAGTTCCACCTCAGCATGGTTACTCTTCGCCTGAGAGTAGTTCTTGCAGACTGGGCTGACATGGAAGTACTCCACCTCGCCATCTATCTGCTTCACCAACTCCTTAGGGTCAACATCACGAACATCAGCAGTAACGATGTGCTGTCCGAAGTTGTTGCGATAAACACCGCTTATCTTCTCGTCATACTCCACAGCCACTACTGGGTCGATGATACCCTTCAAGCCTTCCTCAACAAGACCACCACCACTAAAGTATGTTCCAGCCTTAATGAGAGTGCCATCCTTCAGGGAGAACTTAGATTCCTCGCCAGCAATCTCTGCCTTGCGGTTCTCGCCCAGAGCCTGAGCAATATGAATCATCTTCCTATTAGCCATCTGCCAGCCGCTCGGCATATCCTCAATGGCAGTCTTGATAGCATCATCCACCTCATCAGGAGTGTTCAGACTCTTCAAGTCCTCAGCCATATCAGCCGCCCCACTCTCCTTTCCGTCAGCCATATCACGGAGAGAGAATGTCACATCGCCCACACCCAAGAAAATCTGGTCTTTACGAGCCACGTCCTCAGTTGATTCAGCGAGAGATTTTCTTCTCTCCTCAGGAGTCATGTTCAATCGGGCAGATACGTTGCGAGCTTCCACCTCGCCAGCAAGAGACTTGTAACTATTGAAATCATCATTTTTCTGATAAGCATTATAAAGACCTCTGTTCTTCTCAATCAGAGCCTTTGCCTCATCTTCCTTACCTTCTGCACGTAGCTGCTTAATCTGTTTTGTGACCTCATCGAACCTATTATTGACTTCACCTCTAACCAATCTAGGACTACCGCCCTTGGCAAAGCCTTCAATATCCTGAATAACGTGCTGAATCTCGTGATTCAATATGCTATTCATATATTTCAACTCATCAGCATGTATGGTTATGGTGTTGGTTTTTGAATTATATTCACCATTAGAAGGCATATCGTTCATAATGGCATCAGTATCAATACGAACATCTTTCAACTGAGGATAAGCCTTAAATAATTCAGGTGCATCAATCACCCTAGATAGTTTGCCGCCATTCCAAAGCATATCATCCTCGTAACGCTTAACGATGTGCCCACCGCCTACGTCCATCGTGTCCTTTATCTTGACATCAGGCATTTCGTATCTCCACTTGCCATCAGCACCACGCTCCCAGCCAGTAGCCATTTTGATTGCCTTGGCATCCTTCTTCTCCTCTTCCATCTTACGAGCCACAGAGAGATTATCCATACGGAAGGTACGCTCCTCTGCCTTGTCAGCAGCAGCCGCACCACGCTCACCAGCGAGAGAGAATCGGATATTGTCGCTACTATTGATAGCATCCATAGTAACCTTCTGTCTATCCTCAGTATTTCCACGCTCATAGCTGCTCACATCAATGCCAGCATTCTTCAAGGCATCTACCACATCGCTTGGAGTATCGTTTGGAACGATAGCCTTTTCAAACTCATCGAGTCCGTAAGGTCTCATAAACTTGGTTTCAAAATAGAACACCTTATAGTCTTTCTTGATTGTATCAAGCAACTTATTGTATCTATCCATCCACTCATCAGAGACCTCAACATTATAAGCCTTCTTCAAATACTCCTTTTCATTTCCCTTGTGGTCGGTAAGTTCTACCATACGAGAAACACCGCTATCATCAAACGCATATCTGTTATTGGAGCCAACACGGATTTCATCAGACAATTCCAAGAACTCCTTGGTAATCTTGTCTTTTATCTGGTTGTGTCTCTCATCGCCAAAAGGAATCAACTTATCCTTGGCATTCTTCATGGCAGCAAGCGTATTAACCTCAGGAGAGTTCTTTGCTATGAACACACCCAGTTCCGAACCGAAGGCAGTGTAGCCGCCTGCCACACCCTGTTTCTTCATGAGCTTCACAGCATTGTCTATAGTATTAGGGATATACTTAGGCTTACCGCTAGGGGTAGTGCCATTATAAAGCATTTCCTCAACACCATATTCCTCTGTCTTCTTATCCAGCCAAGATGGGAAATCATCAGATAACTTCTTATTATCCTCCACCTTCTTCTTTGCAGCCCCCATCGTGTCGTGAACATCTACCTTTCCATTCTTTCTGTTATTGCGAACCACATCATTCACGAAATCAGCAGCGATATAGAAGTTCTCCACGCCTTCAAGTTCTTCAAGACGTTTCTTCTTCAAAGCAACAAGCAAATGATTACCCTGCTTTTCTGCACTTGCGATACGAGCCTTCAATTTCTCACGTTGAGCATCTACGTCATTATCCTTGCCAGTAGCCTTATTCATCAGTTGAATCAGTTCTGCTACCTCTTTATCAGTATAATCAGTTTTGTTGCCATTATCTGAGATACGCATCACCTCGTTGGTAATATCGTTGTCATACTTGCCAGTCTGATAGATAGTTTCAGGATTCATGCCCTTATCAAACAAGTAGTGCCAGTACAATCCGTCACGAACATCGCCTCTTGACAAATATCCCTTCCAGCTTTCTCTTACATTGGAATAGATACCATTATCAACATCACCAAGTTTCACGTTCATGTCGGTATTGAAAGCCTTCTCGCCCTGCTTATTCATGATTCTCTCCACCTGAGGATAGGTAGGTGTCCAAGAATCAGCCGTGAAGGTTCCAGCATTCTTGCCAGTTCTCTTAGCCAGTTTCTCTGCCTTAGGAATCAGGGTAATCTCTCCATAGTCAGAATAGATTCCGTTCTTGGAGTCAACAACACCCATAGAAGGAGCAGCAAAACCGCCCTGCTTGATAGCCTTTCTTAACTTGTCAACGCTGATATTGTGCATACCAAACATAGTTTTTTCATCCTTCAATGAAAACTTTTCGCCATTTTTCTTGGCAGTTTCAAAACCTTTTATTATCTTTGCAACCGTAATAGAGTTGTTGGAATTGCGGGGAGAGGTCATAGCTACGTCTCCACTTTGACCGTCCAGCAGCTCTATTTTTGTTGCTTCATAGCTATATAGCTTTGTTTTTTCGTGTGTTCTTACATTCTCTTTCAATGTAATCTTTACACCATAGACCTTATCGCCTATATTCACCGCACCATAACAACGATGTATCATAACATCAGGATTGACACCAAAATCCTCACTACGTTCATTTCCTACCTTGTTACGGTCAACATGCTGAATAGCATCTACACTCTCACGAAGTATAGAAGGCAAGACCTTCAAAACGCTCATGTGTACATCTTTGTTTGCACTCTTCTTAACTGACTTTTCAGACAAATACTTACCAACAGCAGTATTACTGATATTAATCTCACCCTTGCCACCAGTTTCTTCATCATTGTAAGTTCTAACAATATTCTTCTTAGCCCATTCTCTTGCCTCAGCATAGTTCTTAAAGCCATGTTCCTCATCAGCATCCACAATATTTACTGGAGTATTTGCTATCTCAGGAGTCAAGCCATCTTCCTTCAACGAGAACTTTACCTTAGCATAGTCTTTAAATGGCTTTAGCTTACGTTTGCTCGTATCAAGCCATTTGTCGAACTCATCCTTACTTACTCCAGTAATATTTCCAAGACCTTGCCACCCCTTGCTATAGTTGGCGAGATAAGCCTTTTTGGCAGCATCCATGGAGTCATAGCCATACATTACCTTATGCTCATCAAACGAGCCATCAGGATTCACTTGGTCAACGACAAACACATCACCATTCCAATTATCAAGGTCTGCCTTGTCGTTGATAAACATATCCAGATGGTCACCATCCTTACCAAACTTTCCACGAATATAGCCATAGGTATCGTGCATGGTAACTTTCCACTCTTTGCCATCGGCATCCTTGCCTGAGCGAGTTGAACCCTTTGGATTTTCTATTGTGTAATCGTAGCCACCGAACTTGATGTGTCCTTTCTTATAGTTACCACTCTCCTTCTGTGCGTCAGATGGATTGGTATCAGTTTCTTTAATAGCAGACTTCAAACGGAGAGAGAACTTGGTGTGCTCTGTGATTTTCATATCCTCAGGCTTGAAGATAACATAGTTGGTATCGCCCTTTTTAGCACCACCGAAGTTACGTCCAGCCTTGTACTTAATACCAGTAAAGCCAACAGAAGATAGGAACTTGCTTATCCCTTTAGTTCTTTCAGGCGAATCATACTCTGTTCCAGTTAACCCAATATACAGAGTACTATTGTAAACATTTTCGCCAGTCTTCTCTAAAGACTGACCTTTGCCTTCTAACTTTTTCATATCGACACCAAGACGCACCAATCCTTCACGAATGGCATCCTGCTGCTTTTTACTCAAAGTCTTATCCCAATCCAGATAGTTGCTGCCATTATCCTCAGGTATATCCACCTCATAGAGATTATGATATGGCTCAGCCAACTTCTTCATTTCATTGTAGTAGTCAATCTTTTCCTGCTCTGTAAACTTGTCATTCATGGCTATTTGCTTGTCACCATGCAGGAATGATTCTAGAGTAGGATATTTCTTGGCGAATCTTGTGCCATTGGAACGCTGTATGCGATAATATGCTTTAGAAGGGTCATTATCCATCAGAGTAGCATAATTCTTTCCTATCTTCTTAGATGATGTAACATAGCCACCCCAACCGAATACTTGGGAGCCAGCACCCTCGCCCATGTGGTCGAAGTCAAACTCTGTAAAGTCAGCACCGCTACCATGATACACCTTTAAGGAGAATTTAGGAGCAGCAGCTATCTCCTGATTGATGCTGTTCACAACATCATCAGTAACAATATCTCCCTCCTGAATCTGCTGAGGTTCACGACCAGCATTCTTCACAAGTTCCGCTTGCTCTGCTCTTGTCAAGATACGGTTCACCTTCATTGCACCAGTAATCACCCAAGGGTCAGTCTCAGGGTTCGGATTGGTACGATACATATAATAGCCATCAGTAGGCAGATGTTTCAAGCCAGCGAGTGAATGCTGATACTTGCCCGATGGATTGATACCCTCTTGGCGAGCTTCCTCCTGATAATCTACATCAGCAGCATACTCAACCTCAGCGAAGACGAAGTTCTTAGGGAAGAGAGTCTTGTTTCCCTCAGCATCCTTGCGGTTGAACTGGATAGCATAAGGCACTACACCAAGATGCCAGCCTGGTCTATAGGCTAGCTTACCGCTACCGCCTTGTGTTCCCTTGCCGCCCTGCTTAACCTGAGGTCTGCCAGTCTTGCTTTCTCCTGCTATAGGAGCAGCATCAGCATCGAGCCATACACCAACTGGAGTAGCAGCACCATCAGGGTTCGCTACCATTGGTGGATAGAGTTTGCCATCCTTCAAGACGAACACCTTATAGCCGATTCCCTTCTTCTTAGGCTCAGGTTTCTGACGAAGAGAGAATGAAACATCTTCGCCAGTCTCAGAGTTTGTTACCTCACCCTTGGCAGTATCAACGTATGCCTTTTCAACGATACGCTCCAAAGCATCTACAGACTTGTAGAAGTCTCCATATAACAGACTCTTTATCTTCTGTATAGCATGAAGAATCGTTGCCAGTACAGGATGATTTAGACGAAGAGAGAACTTTTGTGCCAAATCAAAGTCATTAATAAACTTTCCTAAGTTATCAGCAACAACCTCCTCAACATAATCATCAACATTGTTATATCCAGATATACCATAATAGTTTTGGTAAACCTTTACCAAGTCTTCCTCAAACTTCTTCCTTGTTGTTACCGCCATAGCAACCTTAACAAGTTCTTTGTATGCCTCAGGATTCTTCTGCTTGATGGCATGAGTCATTTCGTGACCAAAGACAAACTGGGTAGCCTTCTCTGTGTCCAGAGCAAGATACATGGTTCCATTCTCTATCCAACCATTTGACCTTGCGCCCATATAAAGGAACTGAACCTTCAATCCCATCTTCTTACACAACTCCTTAATAGCCTTGTGTACATGTTTAGGCATATCAATATCCAAGATGTCCTTATCATCCACCTTATTGTCATTGATAAGTCTCTGTCTGTCTTCATTATCATTTATGTTATATGTCTCACCGCTCTTTCCTCCTTCAATTTCAAACGGAACCTTATCTTCACTAAGTTGCAAGCCAAGCGGATTCTCTTCCGTTGCATCCTCAGGAACCTCAGGAGCATTTATATTCTCATTTGTCTGCTCATTTATCTTCTCATTCTCCTCATCATTAATCTCATCAGAGTTCTCTTCTGCATTCTCCTCAGCCTTCTTCTCTTCCTCTTCCTGCTTAGCCTTCTGCCCCTCAGCGAATGCAGCGTTGTCAGCCGCCTTCTTCTGCTCTTCAAGGATATTCTCAGCCTGAGCGATACGAAGATTCTCTATGTAGTTTCTTGCTTCCGAAGCCTTAAAGCCGCTAGTGATTACGCTGAGCATGGCATTGCGAATATCCTGAGTGTCAAGTGAATCAAGATTAGATGGACGATTCTCCCACAGACTATGCACAAGGTTGTCAATAGTAGTACCCTTGCTACCAGCAGCGAGCAACTGAGTCTTGGCAAAGTCTTCTCTACTCAATCCAGTATCCTGCTTAACACCCTTGCTTGTCTCTGTTCCCTCATAGTTGAGAGAGTGAGCACCGAGGTTACTAGCCACATATTCCTCAGCAGTAAGCGGAATCGTATCTGTCACATCAATGCCAGTACCATCATACAGACGATGCAGCAGAGTTCCAACCGTCTCCTTATAGATTTGAGCCACCGCCTCAGCATCATCCTTCACTGCACTCTTCAAGCGAGCGAACTTTCTTCTTGCCTTCTCAATGAGGTTTCTTCTGCCATCAGAAGTATTCTCTTCCTTGGCAATTCTTCTTTCCTTCAACGAATCACGGATAGAGATTGCAGAGTCATAATGTGCTTTGGCATCAGCAATAGCAGCTTCCTTCTCCTTCTTACTTGCAACCAACTCAGAAGGTTTAGTGCCAGTCACCTTTTTATTCTTTGCTTGCTCCAATACTTTCTTAGCCTTCTTGATTTCTCCATCCAGCCAATCATCTGCATCCTCACCGAGGTTATTATCATACCACTCAGCAGCATGAGAAGCATCAGTCTGGTTAAGGTCAGTCTCGCCACTCACATCAACTGGGATAGGAGTTCCATCCTCAAATGTTAAGCTTTCATTATTTTCATTGCCGTTTGCAGAAATGTTTGTATCTTTGCTTTCAGAAGAGCCAGCAGCATCCTCTTGGGAAGTTGTCACAGAAGCGGAAGGCTGGTTCTGCTCGGTCTGTGCGCCATCGTCATTACGATTTAGCAACTTCCCTTCTTCGTTATCTTCAACCTCTATTCCACCTCTATCAGCCTCTATTGAACCACTATTATCCTCTATCATTGAGGAACCCAACACCGCTTGCTTATACTCATCAAGAGTCATAGAAGAGCCTATAGCTACATCCTTTTTGTTCACAGCATGAGGAACAAGAGAGCCATCACTCTTCAACTCAACGACCTTAGCCTTAGCACCAGAATCACGAATGAGGAATAACTTTGAGTTTGGATATTTTGTATTACCATCCTTACCAATAACATCAACAATGACAACATTTCCATTGTCATTAAGAATCTGAGTAAAGTCAAATGATGGTTGAGTTTCCTCAGTTTGTGCTTGTTTCTGCCGCTCAGCACGTTCTTTCTCCAGCTGCTCACGTTGAGCCTTTGCCGCTTGCAATCTCTGCTGGTCGGAAGCATCCTTCATCTTCTGCAACTCTTCAAAAGAGACAGGAATCTGAACATTCTCACCCTTTACAAGTTGTGTAGGAATATTGCCATCAATAGTAATCATGGCAGTACCATCACCATTATCAGCCAGCACTTCATAAGTATGCTCTGTTCCATCTGCATCAACGGTCTTGAACTGAGTACCTACCTCAACAACACCATCAATGATACCAGTAGTTTCTTTGATAGCCTTCTCCTTGGCATCAGCCATAGCCTGACTTCTCACTTCATCAGCATTCTCCTCACTACCCAGTTCAGCAAACATCATGGCATCAGCATGCTCAACCGTATTAGTAGTTGGGTCATAATACAGAATCATATCATCGCTATTACTAATGTCAATAGAACCATCTTCATGGGTAGCAATATTACCATTGATGATATATACACCATAATCTTCTAAGCCGCCAGTAGCCTTGATGGTAGCATTTCGGATTGTATTACGAGACTTGTCTGTGTACATATCAACCGCCTGTGTTGCTCTCTGAACCTCCAAGTCTATCTGGTCTCTTGCGTTATCAATCACACCTTCATAGCGAGCAGTAGATAACTGGTAGTCATAAATAGCTCTATCAATATTATCATCACGACCAGAGAGTGCTTCAAGTTCCTCATCACTCATGGATGCCAACTGCTGCTCTGATATACCGAGAAGTTGGGCAAGAGACTTCTGTTTGTCTTCTTGGTCTAGCTGAATCTCATGTGTATCATAGCCGTAAGCATCACGCCCCTGCTGGTATGCCTGATTCTTCTCCATATTCTTCACAGAGACACCTTCACCCTTATCTTCAACAGCCTTCTTTGCTGCAAGCATATTACCAATATCATAACCACGCATGATGAGCAAGTTCTGGATATACTCACGCACTGGCTGTCTGTTCTTGCCAAGAGCAACATCACGATTGATTTTGTTTACCATTTCAGGCATATCATCGTTTGTTGTAGCATCAATCTGATTACGGAGTTCTTCCCACTTCTCCTTACCGAGCAACTGAGACAAGTTCACATCAGCCTTGTCTAGCTTATGCTTATAGGAATAATACTGCTTGGCATTATAAGCATGGAAAGGAGCAACAGCACCCTTCATCAATCCGATAGACAAGAGCATACCGCCCCATATCTGAGACTGCTGCTTTTCATCCCACAAGTCTGAGATTTTATTATCACCAGTAAAGACCGTGTTGGCGATGATACCCAACTCTTCCTCCAGAGACTCACCGACAATACTATTCACTTCAACCTTACCAAGAGTTCTGTCAGCACCAGCCTTCAAGTATCTTGCATTCTTTGACACCTTATTATTAAGCAAGAAGTCAATCACCTTGGAAACATTCTCCATGTTGTACTTGTTGATAATTTTCTTGCCACCTTTGGTAACGAAGTTCTTCAGGGCAGTACCAGCAGCATCAATGCCACCGCCAGCCAACTCTGTAGCAAACTCAATGGTCTGAGCCGCCTCACCCTTTACAAGGGCAGTAAGGAAGTCTTCACCGCCTTCATGCACAAGTTTACCATCACTATCAAAAGTGCCGAACTTGTAGTTGCCCTGCTCATCCTGATAGACCTGACCAGTATATCGGTTAATCACATCGTTAGCAACATTACCAAGACCAACCGTATTCGCTTGGGAAGCACCTACGATTCCATACTGGATAGCCTTGCCGAAAGTCTTGGTAGTAAGACCAGTTACCTTACCGATATAGTTTGCGATATGAGCACCAGCAATTCCAGTAGCTTTCTCCATAGTACCCAATGCTACCTTAGAAGCTGCACCCTGCACTACCTTACCTATAGAAGTGCTCATACCCTTGGAAAATCCAGCACTACCAATCTGCACCATAAAAGGAGCCATATTGGTAGTGATAACGCCACCAGTGTACATCCATCCATGATTGTCACCATACTGACTCTGTGCATTACTATTCTTTACCGCTTGCTGCATCAACATATCTCCAGTTTCAGTATGAATACCATTATCCAAATCCTGCTTGGTCGCAAGCAAGGAGCCAGCATTGATAAGGTCAGACGCACCGCTAGTCAGGAATCCAGTATCTTTGGCAGCATCATACATTCCTCTAAAAAAAGAATGGTCATCAAATCCTGCTCCATAAACTAAATCCTTTACAGACTTGGAAAACTCACCATTTTTTATATCATTGTAGGCTTTCTTTACTCCACCTAAGAGTGAAGTATCTTTTGATAATCTTGAATCCTGCTCCAACTGCAAGAGTTCTCTTCTCTTACGATTGTAGTCACCAGCAGCAAGAATTTGTCGGGCTTTTGTATTCTCCAAGATGCCATTGTTGGTAGTAACACTATGAGGAGTACCAGCGATACCGCCACCCCTAGTCATATTGCCCCATACACTACCCACCTCATCAGTAGAACCGATGAAGGACTTGAACATATCGCTAATCTTTGCTGCATCCTTGTCGGCATCAGCCATCTGGTCATGCAGTTCATTTTCCCAGTTCTTCGATACCGCCTGAGCATACTCCCTATCAAGGTCTTCTACAGTCTTGGCAGGAGTAATGGCAAACTCATTTCCAGTTGGCTTACCTTTCCGATTCAAAACCTTAGCGGTTACTGGTTTACGTACATTGTTGGTTGCCCTTACAGCCTGACCTACCGCTCTATGAGTAAGTTCTGACGCTCTGCTCTTATTTGGGTCAACAGAGTTAAACATTTGCTGACGATACTTATTGACTGTTGGAGTACCACCAAGTCTTAGCTTTCGTCTAAAATCCTCGTAAGTAGGACTATCTATAATGCCGTCTGCCCTGAGACCATCATAAATATCCTTTCTTATCTTATACCCCTTATTACCAGGAGTCAAGAATACTTTTCGGAACTTATCTCTATCACTAGCAGCACCTTTCGCCTGCATTATTTCAAATAACTTATCTACATTATCTGGCATAATATTTCTCTTTTAAAATCCGTACTTTTTGGCTAATTGCTTAGCTCGACTATTGTTACTCGTAGAACCGCCACCATTATGTGCTCTGTAAGCCTCTACTATTGTCTGTGCATTTTGAGGAACACCAGCACGTTTCAAACTTTTAGTAACCGCTCTTACTCCATTAGGGTCATTAGTAGTTAAACCAGCGAGAGTTTTATTATAGTTTTCTTTAGAAGAACCACCTTTATTTTTCCCTGCCTTTTGTGCTCTAGTCACATTAGCGTTGGCATTCTTCTTACTAGTACTTTCCTGCTCTTTATGATGTCGAACAGTTTCTTTGTTCGCAGACTCCTGATTACTTAATTTACCCTTATTGTATTCATCTTGCTTTGCTATCCTCATTTGGTCTAACATGACTTTTGCTCTATTGACTCTATCCATATTATCGTGATACCTCATCTGCTCAGCGAGAGTCAGGTTATTCTTTCTCGCTTCCTCATCAAGAGCGAGTGCCCTCTGATACCCAGCCATCCACGATGCCCGATTCTTCTCTCTCTGAGCATCCATATATGCCTTGCGTTTATTCACCGCCTTAGTCATATCCGACTCAGGATTGTGTACAACCTTTGCACCCTTTGTAGCAAAGTAGATATTGGATAGCGCACGGAGACCATCACCCAGAGCAGCGATACGAGCCTTAGTACGCTCCTTCTTCTCTCTGTTCGCCCTCTGCTCAGCAGTCTCATTCAGTTCAGGATTCAGCATCTTATACATATCAGCATAAGATAGCTGCTTAGGCTGAGGTTTAGGCTCCTCCTTCTTCACGATAGGGACAGATGGTTTATCCTCCTCATCACTTGGCGCACCCTGATTCACATCTACACCATTGGCGATAGCTTGTTGAGTAGCGATAGTCTTAGCCCTAGCCGCCTTCATAGCATCATCGGTTGGAGTGGCAGCATTCATCTGGTCAACCTTCTTGCCAGCCGCATCAAGTTGCTGCTGGGTGAAGACTGGAGCCTGAGTCTGTGCCACCTTCTGTGCGGCATCCACCCCACTCTGCTGCTTGTTGAGCACACTCTGTGTAGTCTTCAAGCCATTGTTGTTTCGTAACATATCTGATGCTTTCATAGGCTATGCTTTAATCTTTTGAAGTTTAGCCCCAAGGCTATTCAAGTCACCCTCAGAAGGAAGAGCTGTAGTCTTCGCATTCAAGCCAAGAACATCATTCGGATTCTTGGCGATACCATTTAACTGCTCCTGAGTCACATTCATATTCGGAGCCTTCTTTACTCCACCAGCACCACTATCAATCGTTGCAGCGATGTTGGCAGCAGTACCAGCCACACCTGCAACCGCATTGGCAGTATCAGCAGCCTTCTCAGCTTCAATACCCATCTGCTGGTTCTGCAACTGATTCTTGCGCTCTCTATACTGCTGCTCTATGTTATCCTTGAGAGACTCATTTGCAGCCACAATCTGTGAAGTAGTATCAGCAAGAGTCTTGTTGTTCGCCTCCTTTACCGCAGTAGTAGAATCGTCTGTACCACCCATCACCGCTTGTCTGCCCTTCGCAGCCTTATTGCGGTTCTTAATCTGCTCCTGCATCTGTGTGAGCAAGCGCACGGTATCAGCACGCTTGGTCGGGTCGGCATTGTATGTTCTGTCATACCATGCCTGATTTTCTTTCTGTTGCTGGGCAATCATCTGCTCCTGCTTACGTCTCGCCTTGCGGTTAGCTACACCACCAGCGATACTACTTGCAAGTCCAAGACCTGCCCCAATTAATGCTCCTAACATATATATGTATTTTAATTATTAATAATGTGGCAAAGTTAATAATACTAGCCGAAAATCATATTTTATCCGTTAATACTCGTGCTGCTGATTCAATTATTAACGGATAAAACTCACATATAAATAATAATTTGTACCTTTGCGGCATTAAAGACAGAAAAAATATGGCAACAGAAAGAAATTCTAGAGGTCAGTTCGAGAAAGGACGAGCAAAGACTGGAGGTAAACAGAAGGGATATGAATCTCCTATCAAGAAGGAGTTTCGTGAACTCTGTGCCGATTTTTCCAGAGAGGCTTGGGATGATTTCATTGAAGCTTGGTATAAGTGCGAGCCTAAAGATAAGGTATCAACCTTTATCAAGATACTGGAGTTTAATTGTCCTAAGCTACAGACCGTCACTCTTGACGATAAGCGTGAGGTTCACAATGCCCTCACCGAGAAGTTAAGACAGATGTCAGAAGAGGAAGGTTAAATTGAATTTATCATAATTAAGAAGAACGATTGTTTTTTCATAGGTTTTTTGGTTTATAGGTTTTAAGATTGTTAGGATAATAAAATAGGGAATGCGTGAGCACTCCCTATTCTTTTATTCAGTATCAGCGACCACCTCTCGCTCTTCTATCCCCAGCCATATCCGTCTTGGAACCACGATTCACCGATGATGGCTTATACCTGATTCCTGACCTAGTGTGACTGGCATCCATACCCTTGCGTGAAGCTGCCCCATACTTCTTATCGTGGACAGCGTTATGCCGAGCCAATTCCCTACGCTTAGCCTTCTGAGCAGGAGAAGACTCAAAGCGAGTATCATAACGCTTTTTGCGCTCACGAGCCTTTGGGTGAGTTCTGTAGTATTCGGCAGAAGAACTAGTCATTACTAATCTTCAATAAGAACTGCACAATTAGGACAAAAATCCCCATACTCTTCGGTTTGAACAATCTCCCAGTCCTCAGCAAAAACATCAGATGAAGAAGGAACCCAAGAATCTGCACGACCATTAGGATTGATAATCAACATCTGATTGGTATAATCAATGTGCGCATTCTCACGGCTCAGCAGAATATCCTTAGCTGACTGAGGCAGCGACTGCATCGTAGGAATGATGCCGCCTTCAATATGAGAAGGAATCTGTTTGACAACAAACATACCTTTGCCATTCCATCCCTTGCGTCTTACCGAAAGACCAGACTTCAATGCCTCAATAACCTCACCAAAATCCATTCCGACAAGTTTACGATAAGCATCATCAAACACACTCTTAGGAGACCAAGACTTATATCCGTCCTTGTACTCTACTAAGTAGCCATCTTCCTCAACGGTTGCTGGCTTAATTTCTCTACCTAGCACTTTCTGTGCTTCTGTCATAGTCATAGGCATTGCCTGAACTACTTTTGTGCCAATATACATTGACATACTACTTGTTTTATCACACATAACTTAACAATTTAAATTAATTAATATATCTTTTTACTTCTTATCTTCCTTCAACGCATCATCAAGATACTTATCAAGAGCCTTGACACACTTATCAGGAATCTTATTAGCATCCTTGTTGTCTTTGAGATAATCAATAGTGCCACCTACCCCATAGATGATAAGCAGATTCTTTTGGGAAGGAATAAATATCGCCATAACTACCCCTAACACCATAGCAAACACAGAACCCTTAAACACTTTTTTTATAAAAGGCGATGGTTCTAAATCATCACCACTACACAAAAAAAACCAGAAGCCTAAAGCTATAAATACAAAAAATGATAAAACAGAAATAGCCCCACCTAAATCATTCAGGTTGCCTAAAACACCTAACCAATATAATTCACTCATAATCTTAAATTTAAATTAATATATTTATCTACAATAAAGTTCACGATGCTCCATCTTCAACAAATCACCAGTTCTACACCACCAGTCATTCGGACTAATTTTAAGATACTTCTCAAACTCTGGGCAGTTCTCTTCATGAGTAAGGATAGGATGAGAGGTAGGCTTGAACTGATGCACACACAGCAAATCTGCATGATTGCCACCATAAATGCTTGGCGGCATGACATCTTTCGCCTGATGCCATACCTTGTTGAGGTCAATGAGGTCAGCCCCTTCCAGTTCCTTCAACGCATCATCAATATTCCCCAGCACACGGTTCAAGACTTCTGCCCTATCCGTGCCGCCCTTAGCAATTAACCACTGAGCATCGCTTAGGGCACTTCTAATCAATTCATTCAATTCCATAAGCCAAAATTTTAATGTCTTTTCGATTTCTCTATATTATATTGCTCACAGATGTCGCAGTACGCTCCATAAGCCAAATCATCAACCATTTCATTGTACTTGTCACCATTGTGACCTTTCACCCAGTGAAACTGAACTCCTGTCAAATGAGAAGAGCACTTCTTGTACAACTCATAGAGGTCAGGATTCTTCTTTGGTGGAGTACTCTTCCCCAACACAAGTATGCAGTACTGGCTATCTGTATAAATATCAAGATAAGCACCAGATGGGCAAGACTTAGCTGCACTGATGATAGCAAGCAACTCCATTCTATTATTCGTAGTCTGTAGTCTGCCATGATTCTTCATCTTGACAATCTCTCCATCCTTCAATACGACGTAAGCTGAACCTCCAGCCTTATACTTGGAATGATTGTCACAACTTCCATCCGTATAAGCCACATAGTTCATGCCATTATCAGGGAATGGCTCAACTGGGTCGAAATCTTCCGACTTTTCAGCCAATTTTTCTCTGATTGCTCTAGAGAATTTACCTTTAGCGTTGAACACACCAAAGTTAGCATCAGTGAGAATCATCCAGTTTACTGGTTCCTCTCCATTTGCCTTCTTCCACTCCCTCTCATCAAGATAATCATAAAGACTCTTGATGTATTCATCTGTTCCATAGTTCTTCGATATACAATATCTTTTGAACTTTTCATAAGTTGGTTTAATCATAACTAATAACTTACTAAATATATTTTCTTTCTTTCAATGTAGGTTAACAAAATAAACACCTAAGCAATTAACAGAAAAATCCGTCAGGGATTCCTCCAATACTCATGTCTCTCTGGATAACCTTTTCACTCTGCTTGCCATAGATAAGATGTCTGAATCCATCCGACACCGCTCTATCAGCGATAGAATAAGAACAGGCAAGAACTACAAATCCAAGAGTACCGACAACAAAGTCAGCTTTGGTTTTTCTCGTCCTCAGCAACGTTCTCTTAGTTTCTTCCTCATTCCTGATGTCAAAGGAATGCTTCTCTGCAAGAGTAGAATTAATTCTACCACTGGCAAGAAGTCTCTTCTTGATTCTTGAAACAGAACCACTACTTGTATTGAGAGCCTTCTGAAATTGCTTTATTGTGATTGCTTTACCTTTGGCACCGACCTTTTCACCCTCAGGTGCTTTCATACAACAGTCCTTATGCTCGGCAGCACAAATCTGAAATTCAAAAAGCTTCTCATTGATAAGATTGAATAGTTCCTTCAATGTATATTCTTTCACCTCAAACTTACAGACCATAGCACCACGATACTCACGCCCCTTACGAGTCCACTTTATCGTGTTATCACGGAATGAATGAACAATAACCTTGTTTCCGTCAACGGTAAACAAGCCATCATCCTTCATATCTTGAATAAGTCTTTCTGCTTTTGGTTTCCCGATATGCAACTCTTTTCTTAATTTGTATTCCGTAACATTCCACATTACAGAATTGCTATGCTGCATCTTTACCCAAATAGCAACCGCAAGAAGTTCCTTCATGCTCTTACTTGAAGAGTATGCCTTAAGAAGTTCTATAGTCACATTAATATACTGCATAACATTAAAAAAAGAGTCCCGAAGTCTTGGTTGCAGCAAGGACTAGGGGACTCATATCTTGTAGGCTTTCGCCTTGAAAGGAGGACTACTTTAGTCTGCCAATCTGCAACATTGACGATGCAAAGATAGAAACAATTTTTTGAACCGCCAAATGCTAAAAAGTGTTGAATGTTAATGAAATTGGATTTTTAGGGAAATAGATATACATTAGATATACGAAACGGCACAATGTTAATCTAAGTTAAAGTCTTTTTAAAAACTAATTGTGAATAAGATTTAATTCGTATCTTTGTTGTGGGCAAGTAGATTACTTTGCAAAGATTAACACTTCATTGTTGCTATTTTGTTACTCACCAAAAACAAAGAAATTCATAACTATCTATAAACCAAATATTTAACTAGCGAAATAAATCATATTGGAATAATAAAGATAGTAAATAGCCCACTTTAACCCATCTGACACCAAATGTATATCAAATGTATATCTAAACTTTTAGTTATCAGTACTTTACCTTTACGGAAAATTAATTATCCGAAAGCTTGATATACATTACCTATACATCAGATACGTGTTGGTTTTGTTACTATTTTGTTACCCAAAACTTGCGAGTAACAAAAAAAATGCTTATCTTTGCAGCAGATTTATAAAAAAAAGGCTTATGGGAAGGAAGAAAACAATCGAAAAAGAACCTGTCACTATCAGATTCAAGGAACTTGCCAACGGAAACAAGAGTGTCTATCTGGACATCTACAAGGATGGCAAGAGAACCTATGAGTTCCTGAAACTCTACATCGTACCAGAAGTGGGTAGAGGTAAGGCAGAGGCAAGAAGAAAGAATGCAGAAACAATGGCTACCGCCAATGTTATCAAGGCTCAGAGAGTACTGGACATCAAGAACAGCATTTCGGGCATCATATCAGTCAAGAGCAAGATGAAGCTCATGGATTGGATAGACAACTTCAAGACTTATAAGATGAAGACATCGCAGTCTCCAAGCCGCATCGCAGCACAGATAGAATGCACCCGAAAGCAACTCATCGCCTACAAGGGAGATAACATCAAGCTATCCAGCATTGACAAGAAGTATTGTGTGGGATTCATTGAGTTCCTGAACAACACCAAGAAGAGTAATGGAGAGCCGCTTTCAAGCTACACCAAGATTATGTACTGCAACCACCTCAATGAAATGCTCAGCAGAGCCGTGAAAGGTGGGATGATATACAAGAATCCATTCAGCGAGGTGGATAAGCGTGAGAAGCCAAAGAAACCTGAAACTAGCAGGGTTTTCTTGGATATTGAGGAGGTGAAGAAGCTGGCAGAAACAGAATGCAAGGTTCCAATTATCAAGCAGGCATTTATGTTCTCCTGCTTTTGCGGTTTGCGTATCTCCGACATCAGGAGGCTGAAATGGTCAGACATCAGGGAAGTAACCAACGAGGATGGAACCAAGTCATGGCATCTGTCTATCATACAGAAGAAGACCAGCAAGATGGTTTCCTACAATCTGTCAGGAAAGGCTATAGAATGGTTGCCTGAGCAGGACGGAAACGAGTTCATCTTCAATGGTATGGGATGCGAACAGACGGTTCTCACTCATATCAAGGTATGGGCAGCCAATGCTGGCATCAAGAAGGACATCACCTTCCATACTGCAAGGCACACATTTGGAACCATGATGCTTACACTTGGAGCAGACATCTACACAACCAGTAAGCTAATGGGGCATACAAGAATTGCCACCACCGAGATTTATGCCAAGATTATAGATAAGAAGAAGAATGATGCAATGGGACTCATTGATAAGTTCTTCGACAAGGACTAGACCTACTCCGTACCCTCTCCGTACCAACTCTTAGTCTCTGCAAGGTTTGCAACGTTTGCTGCAAACTTTGCAAAGATTAAAAGTTAAACTATGTAATTTGCTTCTGATTCTCAGGAGAAAAGCGTAATTTTGCCTCATAAACTTTTAAATTATTGGCTTATGAAAGAAGACGATGTAAAAGAGATAAAACGAGGTCTAAATTGGATAGTAATTCTACTAAGCCTTTTATTAATGACCATATCCATTCGAGGTTGCACAATATAGCAACTATTGCAGCAACTACAGGAATCCATCTAACTGCCCTATTCTTCCATACATTATCAGGGTTATACTTAGATTCTCTCCAGAACTTTTCTATCTGAGATTCACCAGACTCAGATAGTTCTATTCTATGGGAGTACTTTGTTGTATACCCCAATTCTTCTACTACGTGAATTGGACTCAGCCATTTTTGATTGCAGCATTCTTTGTCCGCCTCCTCTAAATCAGCAGAGCCTAGATTTGCTTTCTCATTTAATATAGAAAGAATCTTCTCTTCCTTCTTTGTCCGCTCTTTCTTATATTTCAGCAGCACATACAACTTCTGTTCGTTAGTTATTTCTGCCATTTTATTTTTCTAGTTGGGAAAATATTTTTTCCTAGTTAGAAAAATAAAAACATACTACTTCCCAAGAATAACCTTCCACCCAGTCTTTCCGTTCTTTTTCAAACAAAGAAGGACAGACAACAAGACTATTTGGAATAAAGAAATACCAGTGTATCTACCAAACGCATAAGCAGTTCCTCCACCAATGACACCACCGAGGATGATATGGATAATTTCAATAGCGAAGAAGGCATAGATACCACACTTCTTCTTATTCACAACCAATATTATAGCAATGGCAATCAAAACACTTAATACACCATTCAAAACATCCAAGGCTCCTGTATTAGCATCTAAGCCCATTGTTATACAACCAGTAGCAATACCCATAACTGAGCGAATAATCTGATAAACTGCACATACCCAAAGTACACCTGTGGCAAAGCCATTCAACTCATTACCACCCTTATTGGTTGGATTCTGCTTTTCGTACCACTCTGTAGAGAACTTCTGTCCTTCTACATTCTTTGTTTCATTAACTTTCTGTTCCATAATTTATAATTAAAATATTAATAATATCTATCGAAAGGAACTTCACGATATGAGACTTTAATCATATCAAAGATACAATCTCCAATAAAATCTATATCTTTCCATTCTTCAAGCATCCAGCAATAATGCAAAGTTCTATTCCATTTGTTTTGCAACATCTTCTTTTCTTTTTTATTAAAAGTCTCTTTCTGAAATAGACTTTTATTTTCTTCTATAAACTTTAGTGAAGCTTTAGCATAATATAAATCGTGACACCTCATAGAAAGGCTAGCAGAATCTAACAAGTTAGCGAGAATCCGACTTTTATTTTCCAAAGCCTTTTTATAATCTTCATTTATTGCACCACATGAACGTATATATAAATATTTGCAATTATCTCTATCTTCCATAGACTTATTACTATGATACAACTTGTAAATATCCAAGTAGCCACGCTCCAAATATTTAAAGAACATAGATAACCACCTCATAAAAACCTGCAATCCCATCAATACATAGATGCCGACAACAGAAAGTACTATTAACAGAAGAATTAATAAAAACACATTCATACATTATACCATTTACAAGATTTTATCTCTTTCATTTTATCACGATATTCATTCACTCTTTTCATGTAGTCTTCCCTACTTTCACCGAAGTTCTGCATCGGTCTTTCAGGTGTTTTTATGTTTGCTATAACATCTTCTTTAATTGACTCAAAAGCAATATATGAACCAATAGGATTTACCAGCAACTTAATAGTCTCCAATATAGTTGCTCGCCCTAAAGTGAAATCTTGGTAAATTCCAAATATCACACCAATCACAAGAACAATCATCAATAGTAATGCCGTGACACCTTTATATCTTGGAGCAACATAAGCACCACAATAAACAAATCCATATCCAGCAAATCCATTCGCCAATATCGAAACTATAGCACCGACTATATTAATCGTTTCCCCATTGATGGTTATTCCCCATCCAAAGTTCAAATAACCAGCCAACATGGAAAACAAATAACACACATACATTCCTACTATAGAAGCAGGGATAACACCAATCCATCTTAATACATTCATTTTGCTCGCCACATTTAAATTATCCTACATTTACTTTTCTCATGCTACCGCCCAAGATGGATAGTAGCTGGTCATAGCGTTTCTCTAACTCTTCGTACTTCGCCTTCCAGATAGAATCGACTAGCATATCGTTTTTGTCTTCACGATACTCAGGAGTTGGTTCTGCCACCAAGAACGATGGTTCCTCATCCACCTGATTTCCCTTGCCACGAAGAAGCCACTCGGCTGAAATCTCATCAAACTCTTTCAGGAATCCTTCAATGAGTCCAAGTGATACAGCTTGGTCGCCACGAATTTGGCGATTACAAGTTACTTGCTGCATTCCAATCATTTTTGAAAATGCCGCTATACTAATCTGTTTAGATTCTAAAACGGACTTAATTCTCTGTGCTACAAGACTTTCCATACATTTTACATTTTTAAACTATACTTAAATAAACATAACCGACTAAAGAAATATGCAGAAATGTTTGGTAGTCTAAACATATTTGCATACCTTTGCAACTGTTAATAACAAGTTGCTATATATTTAAAAGCAAAAGTACAACAAAAAATTAAGTTATGCAAGTAAAAAAGATAAAAATTATCAAGATTCCACCAAAAATGGGTAAAAAACTTGCCGAGCGGTATGGTTGCCGAAGGGAAACAATATACAACGCTCTAAGTTTTAGGAGCCAGAGCAGGCAATCCGAAGACATCAGGCAGGATGCCTTGAATGAGTTCGGAGGAGTTGAGACTGATAAGGTCGTGTTCTACTAGGAAGGAGGTGAATATGATTAAGAGATTATTCAGAACATGGCTGAGGATAAAGATGTTCTATATTCTTGGCGAATCATGTACCAACTTTGAAGAATGTTTCAACTGGGTATATAACTCGCCAATAATAGAATGGAAATACAGAGTTTACTTATGTTCTTATTACCTAAAGAACAACTCTGTAGAAATCGAGAAACTAAAGAGCTTCGAGGTTATTTTCCACAAGTAAGAAAACATGAACAAATGTTTCTGTTGACTTGTTTGGATAATACTGACATGAAGAAGATGAAGTGATTTGCTTAACAACATAGTTGTCTCTTTCCAACTTCTTGATTTCTTCATCAAGGTCAAAATCTACGAGAGCACCGTTCTCGTTTACTTTAGAATGTAGATGTACGATTTGCTGTTTCATACGAAATTGAATTAAGTTAAAATAAAAATTTGTCACCTGCAAAGGTACAAAATAAAAACTACAATCGGGCAACGGTAGATTTAATAATGTATAAAATGAAAATTTGTCACTTTCTGTTTCATACACTACCGCCCGATTTTAAAACTGGAGGAATCCTATGAATGAAATCGTTTACAGAGGTGAAAGCAACCAACCTCTAACAAATAGCAAACTGGTTGCTGAGGTCTTCGGCAAAGAGCACCGCAATGTTGTAAGAGACATTAAAAACCTCATCGAAGGGGGTGTGCTCAAAAATGAGCAGACCCCGATGTTTGAGGAAACGACCTACATCAATGAGCAGAACAAACAGAGTTATCCAATGTTCATCATGAACCAAGATGGTTTCACTCTGCTGGCGATGGGATTCAATGGCAAGAAGGCGATGGAGTTCAAGCTGAAATACATCGAAGCTTTCAACGCTATGAAGAGACAGATTGAGCAAACCAAGCCATCCGTTCCTCAGACCTATCTCGAAGCCCTCAAATCTCTTGTCAAGTCTGAGGAGGAGAAACAGCAGCTAGCTTTAGAGAACAAGCAGCAGCAAGCAACCATCCTCACTATCAGCAAGACGAACGTGGAACTGGGAAACAAGATTACCGAAATGCTGCCGAAGGTCAGCTACTACGATAAAATCTTGCAGAGCAATGCCACCATGACCGTCACACAGATAGCACAAGACTACGGAATGAGTGCCATGAAGCTGAATAAGGAACTGGAATCAATGAAGATTCAGCATAAGGTTCGAGGTCAGTGGATATTGTACGGAAAGTTCCTCACTGGTGGTTACGTTCACAGCAGAGCGGTAGATATACTAAGAAGTGATGGTCGGCACGACGTGAAGTACAACACCGAGTGGACAACGAAAGGAAGAATCTTCCTTTATGAATCACTCAAAGCGAAGGGCATTCTCCCCTTAATAGAGCAGGAGAACACTCCCAGCGATAAGGGCACTGGTGGAACAGAGCCATCCAAAGCAGCTGGTGCCAGTCAACAAACCCTCAAATTCGACTGATATGATAGACCCAGAGATTAAGGAGCAGCTAGACCGCATCGAGCAGTATTCGCTGATAGCAGCAAAGAATGTGCTCAACATTAAAGAAGCTGCAATCATACTAGGCATGACGGTTCGAGGAGTAAGGGAAAACGTCAGAAAGCACATACTCCCCTGCTACAAGCCAAATATCAACCTACTCTACTTCAAGAAGAGCGAGTTGGAAGACTGGATGATGCAGAACCGCAGCAAGAGCATGGCAGAGATAGAATCAGAGGCAGCAGCCTATTGTGTAACCCATTAAACAGATAAACTTATGTTCGCAGATATTATGTTCGTGGCATCTATTGCCATGTTTGTCCTCGTAATCAAGGAAATCCGCTCCTACTTCAAGGAGGTAGGCAAGTAAGATATATGGAGATTGAACCTCACAAGTTGAATTTAGTATTAAATTATTAATTTGTTAAGTCTTGTAATGTTTCAGCCATCGAATTTTCATTCGGTAAATAGCAGAGGTTTTTTGGAGTTTGCTACTCCCAGTCTCCACAAGTGATAAATATAGTCATTTTTTACTTATGTTTTTAAGTTAGTTAGATTATTGATTAGCCAGCGCAAGTAGCTCAGTTGGTAGAGCATGAAGGTTCATCCCCTTCGATGTCGTGGGTTCGAGTCCCACCTTGCGCCCCATATAGCCCGATTCCAAGGCTTTATATCGGATAGGATAAACCTTCCTAGAGAGGTACACGTACCCAAAAGGAGCATTATTAACCACAGATAATGCTTAGACGTGGAAGTGGCAAGTTAATACATACACCCACTGGGTGGAATATGGAACGCTTGGAGTTCACTTGTGAAGATGCAGACCTCATGCCGTGACCCTTAAAGATAAGGTAGCAGAAAGGTAGAAGCGCACAACTACAAATCGGTTTTAATGCAGCCAGCACGCTATCTTTCTTCTACTAGGTTCCAGTTTAGTAAATGGGTTAATGGTTCGTATAAATTTAGATATATCACAATATGTGCGATTACTAGTGCTGGGAGTTCTAAGCCTCCATAAATGCAGAAGAGAACCAAGGAGCGATTCAGCATCCGGCAAGATTGTATAGATGTCGCTCCACGGAGGTGGCAGTTTTAATAATATTCATTTTACTGCCCCTCCTTTTCTAAAGGAAATTGCAAATATTGACATATTAAAATTTACCATACAGATTACATTTGCGATGCGGTAGCGACCGCTCAGGTTAATAATTAAATAAAAAACACTCGCCCCACCATTCGTGAGAACCGTGGGGTTTTTAATTTGAACATTAAACCATACAATATGAGATATAAAGCAAGCAGTTGTCACGATTGTCTCTTCTCGACCATGTGTGACAATCCGAATAAAAACCCAGATGGTGGCTACAGATGCAGCCACTATGAATGGAAGTATCAATAACAACTTAAATACATATAAGATATGAAAGAACTTATCGCAATTCAGTCTGAACTGAAAGCCCCGAAGAGTCAATTCAATAAATTCGGTGGCTACAAGTATCGCAAGGCTGAGGACATCTTGGAAGCCGTCAAGCCTTTGCTCAACAAGCAGAAATGCACGCTCACCATCACCGATGATGTAGTCTTGATAGGCAACCGCATCTACGTGAAGGCAACTGCTACCATCAAGAACGAGAAAGGAGAGTCTGAAACAACCACAGGTTGGGCTAGAGAAGAGGAAACCAAGAAAGGTATGGATGGCAGTCAGATTACTGGAGCATCCTCCTCTTACGCTCGAAAGTATGCTCTCAATGGTCTCTTTGCCATTGATGATAACGCTGATTCTGACACCACCAATGATGGGCAGCATCAGGCAGCGCAGCAGCAAGCCCAGACTCAGCGTTCAACCGCTCAGGCAGCACAAGCCGCCCAGCAGCCAGCAACACCCCAGTATCACACCAATGACTTGAACGAAGGATTGGCGTACCTTAGCAGATGTGTCAACAAGGATAATCTGGTATGGGTTGTTCAGACATACAAGCCGCTCACCGCCAGTCCTCAGTTCATGCAAGCAGTATCAGCTAAAAAGAAAGAATTAGGATTACAATAATATGACAGCAGAAACAAAGAAAATAACCCTGAATGTGCCAAAGGTTACATTCATTGAGGAATCTCACCAGTACTTCATCGGCAAGAAGGAACTGAAAGGAGTCACGGGAACGCTCATCAAGAAAGCCTTCCCCGACACATACAAGAACATTCCTGAATCGGTATTGATGAAGGCAGCAGAGCGAGGAGGACTTATCCACAACACGTTTGAAACCTTCTGTTCCATCTTTGATGCAGACCTCAAACAATACCCGAACCCTACGGTAGAGCTTCTTGCCTTCCACAGTATGTTAGTCGCATACGATTTACACTATGTTGCATCCGAGTATCTAGTTACAGATGGCGAGAACTTCGCATCTGCCATTGATGGAATCTTTGCTGACAAGGAAGGAAACATCTATCTGGTAGATTACAAGACCACCGCCACCCTTCATTACGACAATGTATCGCTCCAGTTATCCATTTATGCCAAATGGTTCGAGGAACAGAACCCTGACTTGAAGATAAAGGAAATAGTCTGTATGTGGTTCAAAAACGGACAGAGCAAGTTCCAGCCACTCCCAAGGGTATCAGATGAGCAGATAGACGAGTTAATCAACGCTTATCTCGCTGAGGATGCCGACTATCAATATAAGGTGGAGGTTCCTGAGCAGTTTTCTGCACTAGAGCAGGAGTACAGATTAATAACCGCTCGTATGGATGCCCTGAAGATTAAGCAGGATGATTTGAAGGAGCAGATGATGAAGATGATGGAAGCCAACAAGCAGAAATCCATCAAGACCAACATCGGTTCCTACTCTTATGTGGCAGCCACCACCAAGAAGACCTTCGACACGAAGCTGTTCAAGGACACGGAGCCAGACCATTATGAGCACTATCTAAAGGAAACGACCACCAAGCCGTCAATAAGAATCAAACTTAATTAAGTAACAATATGAATGTAAAGTTTACAGGCAAAATTATTGCAGCAGGGCAAGTTCAAATGGGAACTTCCCAAAACGGAACCCATTGGAGTTCCGTAGAGTACGTTATTGAGGAACTGAATCAGCAGTACCCTTCAAGAGCCGTTATCCAAGTTTACGGTTCTGACAAGGTTCAGCAGTTCGGCATCCAAGTAGGCGAAATCATCACCGCCAATATCGGATTGAAGGCACATCAATCTAGAGACGGACGTTGGTTCAACCAGTTGGATTGCTGGAAGGTGGAACGACCAAATGCCCAGCAGCAGGGACAGATGATGCAGAGTCAGATAGGTCAGGTTCCTCAGCAGCAAGCAGCCAACTATCCACCGCAGCCAGCACCTATACAGCAGCAGATGCAGACTTTCCCCCCTCAGGTTAACGCAAGCGGTCAACCTATTCAGCAGAACGCTCAATATGCAGGTGGTCAGCAGCAGGGACTTCCCTTCCCTGCCCCAAATCAATAATATAAGGTATGGAAATCCATCTAGTAAGAACCTCCACTGGTCTTCGCCCCTACACGGATGATGATTACGAGGAAATGAAAAAGATAAAGGTTGGTTCCATCGTCAAGGCGAATATCGTCCGACCACGCAACGTAAAGTTCCATCGTAAGTTCTTCGCCCTTATCCGAGCAGCATGGGATAGTCTCACAGAGCAGCAGCGCATCAACCTCCGCTCAATAGACACATTCCGTGAGCAGCTTCTGATAACATCAGGATTCAGCGAACCGCTCTACGACCTCAACGGACAGAAGTTCCTAGAAAGAGCCAAGTCTATCTCCTTCGCCAAGATGGATGAGCCAGCCTTCAATGAAGTATATAGTAGATGTCTTGATACCATCCTAACCATTCTCATGGCTAATGGTATTACAGAAGACGAGTTTAATAACATTTTACAAAATTATAGTTAGTATGACACGTAGAAACGACAAGCGCAACAACAGACGTAATCGTCAGCGCAACAACAACCCAGAGTTACCAGAGTTTGCATCAATGCTTTTCGGAGCACTACTTGGAAAAGGAGTAGATATGATTGCAAAGAAGATGGCAGAGAATGCCGAGGAAGAGACTCCTGATATTCATGCAGAAGGCATCAGCAATCAGGACGTTACCAACATCAATAACGGAAAGGCGAGTCTCACCAAATGCACTATCCCGAAGGATGGTACAGCCGTAGAACTTCCTATTCCCGACAACCTTCAAGTCTTCATCGGTGAGGATGGCAAGCCGATGATTCGCAAGAAGATTGAAGGAGACGAGAAGAAGACTCCTGATGATAAGCAAAGCAAGCCTATCACTTATGATGATATTTGCAAGGATTTGTTCTATAACAAGGATGCGTACTACCTTGATGTAAGTAACAAGGTTTCATCATGGGTAATGACTTCTTCAAATTACAACGACTTCGACAACTGCACATCTATTGCTCAGGCAAAACGCATGATTGCGTTCAACAAGTTGCAGAACATCGCCAAATATCTCAATGGTGGTTGGAAACCTAACTTCAAAGACGGTAGTAAAAATTGGTATATTTACAAGGATATAATTTATGATGTGACATTTAACCATACGACAAATCAAGGAATCGTTTACTTCAAGAACGCAGACCTTGCTGACGAAGCCATCCGCTTAATGGGTAAAGATTCTCTCAACGACCTTTTCTCAACCGACTGGTAATGGCAAGCTACGCTGAAATCAAGGCAAAGCTACAGCAGGAAGGCAAGAAGACACGCAAGCGTTCATCCTACGATGAGCACAACTTGCAAGCCGCAGAGGTCAGGTATATCCGTGGGGTATATCCTGACCTTGAAGGAGTCTTCTTTGCCGTTCCTAATGGTGGCAAGCGAACCTCCCGACAAGCCGCATGGCTCAAAGAAGAAGGCATGAAGGCAGGAGTATCTGATATGCTGCTCCTGAAGCGCACCTCCCAGTACGGTTTCCTCTGCATAGAGAACAAGACTCCCAAAGGCAGGCAGGAACCCGAACAGAAGGTATTTCAGTTTGAAGTAGAACGGCATGGTGGCAAGTACATCATCGTCCGCTCTATAGATGAATTTATCCAAGCAATCGACAATTATTTAAATGGTGAACTATGACAGATGAAATTTGGAAACCCATTAAGGATTTTGAAGATTCATACGAAGTTTCTTCAAAAGGAAGAGTTCGGTCATTAGACAAGATAGTTGTAGATAACTTAAAAGGTACAGAACGTAGAAGGTTGATTAAAGGAAAGATACTAAAACCTTATTTATGTAAAGGGAATGGCTATCTTTTAGTAACTTTAAGCAAAAATTCTAAATTGAAATACAAAACAATTCACAGATTAGTTGCAGAAAGTTTTATTCCAAACCCAAATAGTTATCCTTCTATAAACCATAAGGACGAAGACAAACAAAACAACAATTTAGCAAATCTAGAATGGTGTACGGTTAGTTACAATACTACCTACGGAACAGCACAAGAAAGGCATTCTAAAAATTCCATTAATAAAGGGCGTTCTAGGTCTGTAGTTCAGTTATCTTTGAATGATGAATTAATTTCCATATATCCATCATTTGCAGAAGTAAAAAGAAAGTTAGGATATGATGCTTCATACATCAGAAGAAAATGCTATTTTAAGTACGGAAACAATATTGCATTTGGTTTTAAATGGTTAACTTATGAAGAATATGAAAGAAGAAATACAGAAAGCCATTAACCTTTTAAAGGAAAATGGATATGAGGTAAAGAAGATTATCCTTGACAAGGATGATGAATATACTTTCGATAATATTTGGAATTTATACGATAAGAAAGTTGGCTGCAAAGATAAGCTAAGAAAGAAATGGAATAGTATGAGCAAGGCTGATAGAAAGGCAGCTACAGAATATGTTCCATTATATGTGATTGCAACCGAGGATAAAAAATATCGCAAGAACTTCCAAACTTTCCTTAACCAGCGAGGATGGGAAGACGAACTCATCGGAGCCACACAACCGCCAGCAGCCGTTAACGAGAATCCTTCCGAAATCAGCCAACTCATCGCCAAGACAAAGGTAGAGCAGCAGATAACAGAAGAAGACAAGAACCACGCTTTCCGCCAGCGCATCTACGGAATGATAGACGTGCTGCAAAAGAATCCTCAGAGTTTCTGTAGAAAGCAGTTAGAGATATATCGTGACAACGGAACCTTGGAACGCTTGGGCATCCAATGGAATCCATAACATCTACGAAACCGTTTACCGCAATGAAAGAGATTTGGAAAGACATTCCTTCATTTGAAGGGTACTATCAGGTTAGTAATCATGGTAGAATAAAAGCACTAGCAAGAACAACTTTCGATAAAAATGGTAAGGCTTACAGCAGAAAAGAGCATGTTGTTCAGCCAAGTCTAACAAGAACTTATTATAAAGTTCATCTATCCAAAGAAAACAAGTTGTATTACTTTTCGGTTCACAGACTAGTAGCTTTAGCCTTCATTCCAACAGATGATACAAGTAAACATATAGACCATATAGATACAAATCCACTAAATAATAATGTGGATAATCTTAGATGGGTAACTGTTTCTGAAAATTGCAATAACAACTTAACAAGAAAGCATATATCATTATCTAAGAAGGGACATTCGGTTAGTGATGCCACAAAAGCTAAAATTAGTAGTATGCTCAAAGGTAGAAAACTTTCTGAATCAACAAAAGCAAAAATGAGTCTAAACAGAAATAGAACTACCATTTATGCTTTTGACCTAAATGGTAAGTTTTTACATAAGTTTAAATCTGCTAAAGAAGCAGGACAGTTTGCAAACAGACACTATACATCTGTCATTAGTTGTTGCAAGGGAAGAACTAAAACTTGCGGCAATTATATTTTTTCGTACAATGATAGAATATGATAAATAGTAACCAACTGCCTGACCGCCATGTTCGAGGAACTGATATTCCCTTCTGGAAACCACTACCACGACAAGACTGGTCAGCTATCCCTCTTCTAACATGAACATATTCGGATATATCAAGGTAGGCAAGCGAGTAAGCAAAGCCCACCGCCTTCTCTTTTAAGGCAAGACCCTTATCATGTGGTACAAAGAGAAACCTATCATCGGAACCATGATAGATGGAAAATGGTGCTGCATGGACATAAACGGAAATAAGGAATTTCTTATGTATCAGTCTTTAGTCACCCAAGTTTCATTCTTACCTTCGCCTTATGAAGACAGAGAAAGAAAAAATCCTAGCCATCATCGCTGAGATTCAGGCTGAGCGTGAAGCTGCTCACATCGTGCCGCCCCACGTCCTCACAGCCGAAATCATCAACCGAGGATGCCACCAGCCATACCAAGCCATCAACGAGTTATGCGCAGAAGGAAAAATAAACTGGTGCCGCACCCTCAACGATATGGCATTCACTATCAAGTCATAGCCTAGCTATGTGGATTGAAACACTATCAGAAAATAAAAAATCAAAACAATATGAAAACAACACCATTAACACAACAACTGCTAAAGCAGTTTATGACCAAGGCATACGAAAATGCCAAAGCCAAAGGCTTTTATAAGCCCGATTTAGACATCAACCAAGCGTTAATGCTCATCATCACAGAAATGGGCGAAGCCATTCAAGCCAGCCGTCACAACCGCCATGGTAGCATTGAAGACTACAACAAGTGGCTGGGTGTATCTGAGGAGCAAGCCTACGAGGAATCACTTGAAGGAACCGTAGAGTCCGAGTTTGCAGACGTAGCTCTCCGCATCATGTCGCTTTTGGGATGGTATGACTCTCAGAAAGTAATCTGTCTTATGAATGACACAGAAATAAAAAAGACAGAGGAGTATCACAAGGTAGAGTTCGAGCACGGAACCTACTCCCTTCCTGATGCCATGTACCTCATTATCACTCGCATGACCTACTTCCCTTTCTCCTGCTCGCCAGCATGGATGAACACCCTACGCTTACAGGATATTCTGGTTCAGGTCTTCGCCCTAGCCCACATAGAAGGCATAGATTTAGTAGAGCACATCAAGTTGAAAATGCAATATAACGAATCTCGTCCGTACCTTCACGGATGCTTATATTAGGAGGACAGAAATATGTTTGGAATAGAATAAATTTCAAGAAGATGCTTAATAACGCTGAGTGATGGTAGCAAAATCCAAACTACCATCACCATCCCAAAGCCGACCAAACCCATCTTCCCTGAACAGATGGAACGTCAGTTTATAGAGAACTTCAATAATTCGCAACCTCATCTAATAAACAAGGTTGTAAAGTGTCACATCATGAGAAATTAATGAATATATATGGCAGGATTTGAAAAAGGCAAAAAGTACGAAGTAGTTGATGCCGAGCAGGGAGAATGTATAGGGTGCTGCTTTAATATTGATGGTTGCATCTTAGATATATCTATTCCTTGTAGAGCAGGATATATTTACAAAGAGATTAAAGAAAGTGACAATGAAAGAGTTTAAAATTATTGCAACTTCTATCACCTATTTGTTGATTGGTGTATTGGAAGCACATTGCTACTATTTATTTAGGGCTAATGCAATTATAGCTCTAGCTGTAATTACTCTATTAGGGTTCATTGTAACTTTTGGAATTGTGGTAATAAAAGAAAATTAGTATGAAACATAAGTTTACGGTTGTCATTGAATCTAATGATGATTCAGAGGACAGAGAAGTAGTTAAGGATTGTCTGCAAGACTGGCTTGAAATGAATTGTGGACAAGAGAAGGACTTTGGCGGCTATCCAGACTGGAAGTCAGTAGAAGTTGAATAATTAACCATCCTGCAAAGGATATAAATAGATAGAATATGAGTGAAAATGTGATTAAATCGTACAAGGGATTCGACAATAATATGAAATGCCGTGGATTTCAGTACGAAGTAGGAAAAGAGTATGAAATGGACGGAGAAATCAAGTGTTGCAAACAAGGTTTCCACGCTTGCAAGTCTCCAATGGAAGTGTGGGACCACTACGATATGCTTAGCTCTCGCTATGCAGAGGTAGAGCAGTCTGGCAAGATTGAAGAAGAAGAAAATTCAACAAAGGTATGCTCTTCGCACATTAAGATTAAGGCTGAGTTGAAGCTGGCTGACATCATTAATATCGGTGTCGAGTGGCTGAAAGATATTACAACACCATCTAAAGTTAAGGCAGATGGTGTGTTGAACGATAATGGAGACAGAAAGAAACAGATTGGTTCAAGCGGTGACTATGCTCAGATTGGTTCAAGCGGTGACTCTGCTCAGATTGGTTCAAGCGGTTACTCTGCTCAGATTGGTTCAAGCGGTGACTCTGCTCAGATTGGTTCAAGCGGTGACTATGCTAAGATTGGTTCAAGCGGTTACTCTGCTCAGATTGGTTCAAGCGGTGACTCTGCTAAGATTGGTTCAAGCGGTGACTCTGCTCAGATTGGTTCAAGCGGTTACTCTGCTCAGATTGGTTCAAGCGGTTACTCTGCTCAGATTGGTTCAAGCGGTGACTATGCTAAGATTGGTTCAAGCGGTTACTCTGCTCAGATTGGTTCAAGCGGTGACTCTGCTAAGATTGGTTCAAGCGGTTACTCTGCTAAGATTGGTTCAAGCGGTGACTATGCTCAGATTGGTTCAAGCGGTTACTCTGCTAAGATTGGTTCAAGCGGTGACTCTGCTCAGATTAATAGCACTGGAGAAGATTCTGTTATTATGTGTGCTGGCAATAGTTCCATAGCAAAAGCAAAGGTAGGCTCATGGATAACACTGACAGAATGGAAATGGAGCGATGAGAAAAAACATAATGTTCCAGTATGTGTTAAGACTGAGTACGTTGACGGAGAAAATATCAAGGCTGATACTTGGTATCAACTTAAAAACGGAAAGTTTGTTGAAGTTAATGAGTAACTAACCACCCTCTCCTGTAAAAGGGAGAGGGTAAAATGAAGAGAATATGGATGCAAGTAAAATAACATTAAGTAGCTATATTGTATATCTTGAAAATATGTATAAACGATATGGCAACATAAGTATTGCGCAATTAAAACATATAGAAAGAAACAGAAAAAAGGAGGATAAGCAATGAGTAAAGAAAAAGCGATAGTTCATATTAATAATGTTTCCAAGATGATTGGCTAAAAAAGAATAAAATTGAGTGAAGGTATGGCAATTCATATTCAAAATGAGCTAGTCTTGGCACTTAAAGAGTTGGAGGATTGATAATGGCATGGGTAGCAGTTGACAAAATCGGTAAGGAATTAATCTCACGAACAGAACCATTTAGAGTAGGAGACTATTGGATTGGTGAATCTATGTTTCATCTTCCAGAAGGCAGCATTAAGAAGCTCATCGGGAGAAAACTTACTTCGGAGGATGAGCCAGTCGAACTTAAATAAGAATAGTTATGAGTGATAGTTATATATCTTATGGAAGTGATGGCTCGTATCATATAATACGCCCGATAGGAGGAGGATTTGATATAGAGACAGCTTTCTTGATTTACTTGGTGATTGTTGCTATATACGTCATGTGGCATTATTCACCAAAGGATGTTTGGAATAAAATAAAGTCGTATTTTAAAGAATAATAGTTATGTTTGGATTTTATGTTATACTTACCCTAGCTGTTCTATTTATAGCTTTTATTGGTGGAGTTATCGGTTATTTAATTGGTAAATATTGGAAAAAGGATTAGCGTATGAAGAAGATTATATTATTATTTGTATCGGTTATAATATTCCTGCTCGTTTCTTGCAACGAGAACAAAGGAGTTAATTTTCCAACATCAGACTCTATTAATGAAATTAAGGTAGAGAAGCTATTTGTTGTGGATGGTATAACCGTATATCGTTTCTATGATGGTGGCAGAGTGGTTTATTTCACCAACAAAAAAAGTGAGGTAAAGGCTATTCATAATGAATATGACCCTGCAACAAAAACCACAAGAACAAAGGTAGTAGAAACTTTATGTAACGAAGAATAGTTATGTATAAAACAGATTTACATTCATCATTACTCTTCCTGATGTTGAGACTGGAAGAGGCAAAGAGCAACCCGATGCTAGACAAGAACTTTGTTGCTGCATTGACGGAAGTGCTCAGATATTTCCGTGATAACGGAGAGTTGAAGAAAGCCTATGAAAGCCAAAAGGATTCATTGGCAGACGTAGCAAATAGTGAATGGGGGAAAGCACTGAATGGCTTCATTACCTCAAAAGTGAAGGAAAATGGAGTCGATGCAGAATTACCAGACATTGATTCTCTTATAAAGAAACTTACATCTGATGAGTTCATCGCCAAGAAAATCAAAGATGTTCTTGGCGATGATGTGGCAGACGAAAAAACAAAGAATACAAACAAACAATGAAACAATGAAATATCCAAAATTTAACGTCAATGAATTTGTCGGTGGGCATTTCGAGTACACCACTCCCTGCCCCTTCGGCATATACGGCAAGTACACCAACGAAATCCTATACGTAGGTAGCCTTGCTTGCCAGCGATGCGAGCACTTCCGAGGTATCAACAAAGAAGATTGCATCGTATCTTGTGGAATTGAATAGTTTTAAGAGTGCAGCCTATCTGCATTCTTCTTAATAATTAATCAAATTTAATATATGAATACAAAGAAAATCTCAATTATCCAGCGTATCAAGGAGAAGTTCCTTGGAAAGCAGTTCTTTATTGCAGTAATCGCCAATAAGGGAACCAGTTCCTACTTCGTCAACTCTACCATCTACCGCTCAGAGAAAGAGGTGAAGGCTTACAAGAAGTACATCACCACAGATGAGCGTATGAAACAGAGCTTCGATTTCGTAGGCTATTATGGTTTCCGTTCCAAGTTCGACTTCCGTATTCCTCTCAGCGGAAAGCCAGTATCAGTAGAAGAGGCAAAGAAACTGGCTGAGAAGTAACATGGCTAAGATTAAAGACCTCACTGGGCAAAGGTTTGGCAGACTGGTTGTCTGCCGCCGTGCCCCTGCCGAAAAGGGAGCAAGAAACGGAGTATATTGGATATGCAAGTGTGATTGTGGCAGAGGAAAGAGAATCCTCAGTTCTGCCCTGCTCTCAGGATTCACACGTTCTTGTGGTTGTCTTCGTAGCGAGAATGCCAAGAGAACCGTCAGACAGATGCAAGCCATCAACAGGAAAAGACGTGAATCATTAACAGATAAAATAAGCATTTCATAAATTCATAGTATATTTGCAAAATGAAATTCAAGTATTTAATAGATAAAGTCAATGGTTTCAGACACCGCAACGATTTTGTGGTACTGGACGGAAGAGCCAACTCGGTCACGCTCTCCAAGGGTATCTATGACCACATCATGCGCAAGGAACGTTTAGACACCTCTATCTTCGTGTTCAGGTTGTCCGAAAGAGAAACATACGGATTCTGTATGCGTGAGGACTGGGAAAACCTTCACAAAGTTAATACCGCCTTCACTCAGCTTCAATTCAATCAGAAGTATAAGAAGGTAGGTTTCAGGAGCGACTACCCTTCCATCACCGCCATCCTTGATGAGTACAACCTTCCACTCAACAGAATGGTTCGCCTTACTTGCATCCCACGCAAGTCACAAAAAGGAGAACCTTATTACGAAATCATGCGACCAAACTCAAATTTAAGCACATGGCAACAAGACAAGATGTAATATTTCAAGGCTTGACACACTCACCATCCGACTATAATTGTCAGGATGGTGAGTTGGCAACATGCCTCAACCTCATCAACGAGGATGGGGCACTCCACCCTATTCATCAGCCAGTAGTAGCAGAACAGAACATCACGCTGGATGCAGGAGATACCATTGAACTGGTGCATAAGGTAACACACGATGAAACGATTCACTCCCACTACATCATCCGAAAATCAGATGATACTTGGTACTGGATGGAGAAAGGTGGAGACGGAACCAAGAACACCATCAATCTCAGCGGATTCCACGTCAATGCCGTCACAGCAGTTGGCAATATCCTCTGTTTTGTCGGTGTTTCAAAGACCATTTATGGTTATTGGATTCTTACAAATGCCAGCTACACGATGTTCGCAAGAAACAATTTCGATTACGATATATCAGTAAGCATCAACAAAACGGAATCGTTCAGTAGTGTTGTTGCTGATTTAGCTGACGTATTTTGGGACTACTTTTCATGGTCAAGTTTTGGAAATGACAATGAAGGTAACCGCAGGGTTACAAATATACCAGCAGATAAAGTTCCGAAAATTTTCTCTGCCATTGATGCAGAGAATAATCGCACACTGGCAGCACTGGGTGATACGCATCAGAAATATAACACTTTTGCTGTTGTTGCAGTAAGACTATACGATGGTTCATACTACAACATATCTAACATATTCCGCCTTAACGGAATATACAACACGATAGACGAAATTAACTTCAACGCTGACAATAAACAGATATATGTTAGCAATGCTGGCAGTCTGACTGCTTATGATATACAGATAACATTCGAGTCATTAGAGCAGATTTACGACCTCATTCAAGGAGTAGACGTATTCCTTACTAAAGGAAATCCTTTTGCCGATTTATCTAAACCAGTAGATACGTTTACCTTTACAGACGGAGACAAGCACAGACAAGGCAAGTTCTATCTTCCAAAGATGAGCGTATCTACAGCTAAGCAGGAGATTGACAATCTTGTCTTCTATCACTCCATCTTCATCAGCAAGACAGAACTCGGCAAGAAACATACCCTTAAAAGAGTTACAGAAGCAGAAGAGAGCATCCAGCTAGCCAATCTGTTCCGTTCTGATTTTGGAGGTACAACCGCCATCACCTACAATAACAGACTGCATATAGGAAACATCAATACAGGAGATATTAAACTCAAAAACACGTATACGTCAGGTAACGGAGTATTCGACAAAGAAGGTATCATCAAAGTGGAGACCCGTAATAATTCCATCCTCTGGAAAGGTATGCTATCCTATATAGATGAAACCATCTATTGTGTTCCTATCAACGATGTGCTACGTGTAAGTTATTACCGCCACCAACTTATAGAAGGTGGAAAATACGAAAAGGCAATAGTAAATCCGCTATCTTCTGATTCTACTGCATTCTCGTTCTATATAGGTGAAGATGCGAAAAACGGTATCACCTTTGAACTTCCGTGGACTGCATCAACAGAAGAAGAGTGGAATAAGGTTGTTGAAGAATATAAACAATATAACAAGAATCCATCTGTAGAAAATAGCCCTAACCTTCTAAAGGTAAGCGAATCAGAGAACCCTCTTGTGTTCCCTGCCAAAAACTCTGTTCAGGTAGGTTCTTCTGTTATCAGCGCACTAGCCGCCAACACCCGACCAATCAGCGAAGGTCAGTTTGGTGATGCTCCTCTCTATGCCTTCACCGATGAAGGTGTGTGGGTACTGATGCTGAGTGATGAAGGTACTTATCAGACTCGTCAGCCAGCGCAGCGTGATATATGTTCCAATCCGAAAGGTATCTTGCAGATTGATGATGCAGTTCTGTTCCCTACAGAGCGAGGTATCATGATGCAGCAGGGAAGGGAATCTGTATGTATCACGGAAGTGCTCGATGATTATCCTTTCAATTTCCTCACGATATATTCTCACTCCGTCAAGGATAAAACCTATCCCAACAAGCTACTTGCGCTGGGTGGCATTCCTGAGGATGATGTGAAGTATGTCAAGTTCCGTAGATACCTCATTGAAGCTGATATGATTTACGATTATTACGATGCCCGAATCATCCTCTTCAATCCGAACTACACATACGCTTATGTTTACTCGTTAAAGAGTAAGATGTGGGGAACCATGCATAATGCTTTCAACAAGCGAGTCAACATCTATCCAGATGCCTACGCCACCGACAAGGAAGGAAAGATAATCAATGCATACGTAAAGGAACCTACCGATAAGGTTTCATATTTTCTCTGTAGCCGTCCGTTGACTCTTGGGCAGGAGATTCACAAAACCATGTTTAATTGCATCACAAGCGGATATTTCGGAGACTTCGGGGCAAACAAATGCGGCATGATGCTATTCGGAAGCAACGACCTGATGCACTGGTTCTTCATTGGTTCATCTACAAATATGTTCCTCAGAAACCTTGCTGGGTCTCCATACAAGTATTTCAGAATTGCATTGATGGGCAGCTTGGATGCCAACGAGTCTATCAGCACGCTACACACCGATTTCCAACCAAGATTACAAAACAGACTTAGATAATTATGACAGAATATACATTATTAGAATTTGACTCACGGAAAGTTGAACTAGGTGCAGCCATTGGATATGAGAAAAATGGCAAGATTGAGATTTCAAACTTTGTGAGAATAGCAGATATAGGTGAAAGGAGCCAATACTACGGTTATGTTTCCTTTGGTGCTGGTTCGCCTTTATATGGTTTCACAAAGGAAGGTGAATGCTTTTCTTCATCAGAAATTAAAATAGCTGACTTGAAGATTGTCGACTCAACCATCACCCAAACCACTGGTACGAAAATCGTCAAGGAGACGGATTCCGATGGTTCCAGCCATGCCCGACCATACAACCCTATCAGCGCAGCAGCAGAAGGCGAGGTAACCAGCGAAGGCGAAACCACGGAGCCTGATAACGTCTTCTCCATCGCCACCCTACAGCCGAGAGAGGAAGTAGCCATGAGCTGTCTCAACGCAATGCTCAGCCACTACAATACTCCGCTCAATATTGACAACACCAAGATAAAGCAACTTGTAAGCAAGTCTTACATGTTCGCTCAGGAGTTCATCAATCAGGCAGTACTCTATCGTGAGAAGGAGACAACATCTTCTACCGCAGAGAGCAACAAGTACGCATCAATAGATGCCAACTCGCTCAGCAGCGACACCGATAAACTGCTCTACAACATAGCCACTGCCATCATCAACTTCATGGCTCAGGATAAGAATCAGTATGCCGAGCAGCAGAAGAATGGCTTGAAGGTCAACGCTGAGGTAAGCGGAACCATCACCACCAAGCAGGAAAGTGGCTCTACAGGAAACACAGAAAACGTATAAATTCTTTTTTTATATATATCTTTCTTAAAAAAGGGTAGCCGTCCGTGATGGATAGCTACCCTTGCTTTTTGCGTTAGCCTAAAACGACTAATACACTAAAATGGATGCAATGCAATTCTTACTCTGCCAGCCGAGCGGTTGCTGGCATCCTTAATCTTCTGTTTCTTATCCTCAGCCAGTGCCCAGAACCTATCAGCACCATCAGGAAAAACAATCATCAGCCATTCATATAGACATTGGTTCACGATGTAATCGTGGATATATACCGTCATGGTATGCACGCTGGTCTTCGAGAATCCGTTTGGCATTCTCAGAGCCAAGTAATAGGCTTCCTCCTCATTGGTAGGCGAGCCGATACACTCTGCCCACTCGTTCGAGTCAAAGCCGCCACATAGCATTTCCACCTTGGTAAAGCGGAAAAGCATTTCCCTGCAATCCTCCACGGCAGAATCCAATATCCTAGCCAGTTTATCACGGTTGCCTTCCTCAGATACGTCAAACACGTTCTTCAACTGCTTGGCATCCATATTCTTCTGGCTGGCATAAGAGTCAGCAAAAGAAAAAGCCGTATTCTTGATGTCGTATACCAACTCCTTCTTTTCCAACTCTATCATCACTTTATATCCCTTATTGCAATGTTTCATATCCTACCCTCCTATCTTGTTGGCCTTTTACGCATATAGAGTATAGCATCCATCTTCACCAGCAAAGCATTTGCCTTACTGAGATAGTCTTCCGCCTTATCCTTAAAAACTACCAAGCACCATTCTGATACTATCTTGTTTACTACATAGCTGAAAGCCGTAGTCTCCAAGGTCTTCGCCAACGACTCCTTGAAAAGTGTGCTTACTCTCAGCCCGAAGATTTCCTCTTCATCCGAATCACTTCTTTCTGTAGCAAGCACGCTCTCCAAGGCTGCTGAAACGTCACCGATGGCATCATGCCAAAAACCTTCCAGCATATCCCTGTCCGCATCCGTCACAAACACTTGGTCATACAGACTCTTGCCGTTGGCATCCAAGTTCTTGCCACCGATGTAAGCCGTGGTCTTAGCCACCTCCTCATACACCTTATCTCTGTTGATTGATATTCGTATATCTCGCATTCTTGAATCTCCTATAAATGTTAAGCCCTAACAATACCAGCAGCACGCAGGTAGCACCCATCGCCCATGCGGCATACTTCAATTCAAACTCCTCCCACTTTGTCAGCTTCCTCTCTACTGGATAGGGTACTGGGATGGAATCTCTTTTCAGGAAGGAATCCACCTTCACCTTATACACATTCTTATAGATGGTCTTCTCATGCCATCGGTCAAGAAAGCAAGTATCTCCCTTCTGTCTGAGGAAGATTGAATCACGCACGAAAACGCTGTCAGAAGTATGCAGAGTATCGTGTTTTACTACGTCCCGACATATAACTTTTTCCATCGGGACATATTTTGTCTTGCATCCCGACAGAAGAAAAGCTATCAGCAACATACCCAAAACATATATCAGGAGTTGCCAGAAATCTGTATCGTACCACTTCTTCATAAGCCTACACTTTGAGTGCTACCAATGCTCTTTTCAAATACTTGCGTCTGTTCTCCAAACCATAAGTACCACCATTGATGGTCTTGGTGATAGCAACAAAACTGCCACTATCAGCCAGCTTGTTCAAGCCGTGCTTCCACCACCACCACATGGCACTCTTGGTAGCGTATCTTGGCTGCTCCAGCAACTCAGGATGCTCCATAATATCGTCAGTCACCTCTCTGCTGTTCTGCAAAGCCTGATAGTTCGCCCTGCCAGTAATCTGAATCAAGCCCCTGCCACGATACTTGTAGCCGTCACCATCTTTCAGGTTGCCAAGCATATTCTTCAACTTACCCACATCATACTTGTGGAAATAGTTCTTGTTGCCGAGTTCCTTGGTATATCTCAGTTCACCACTTTCATGCGCTATCTGAGCCAAGAAGTGAGCCATACGCTTAGGAGTATCAATGTTAAAAGCCTCAGCAAAACCATTGATATAAGGCAGAAAAGCGTCCACCTTAGCCTTCGCATTCGGCATAATCGCCAAAATCTGTTCTCTTGTTACCTTCATATTATTTACTCTCCTTTACTTGTTTCAACATATTTGCGAGTTCGTCCTTTACCTTACTCTCAAAATTACCCAACTTGGTCTTAAAATAAATGTTTACTCCGAAGATAGCCCCAGAGTAAACCAACGCTTGGCTGATGTACCAGAGCACACCATCCGAAATAATATAGTTGTTCAGAAAGAATGATAGGAAGGCAAGGACGATGCCGCTCACTACCATTCCAATGGCTGTACCATATTGCAATCCTTCACGTACGTTTGGAGTCATAACTTATCTTTTTATACTATTAACATTAATAATATGCAAAGATAAGAAATGATTCCCAAATAGTCACTTTATCCGTTAATAGTATGCCATATTTTGCTTGTCGGATGCAAGCAATCAGGGTCTTGCAGATACTCTATAGCCATCAGAACCACCATTTCCTTCAATTCGTCTGCATCCTTGCTATATCGTTCCAGCATCAGATGATGGTCGCTCCTCAACAGATTCATAGTTACCGCCAAGTCATAGATGGTATAGTCAGAAATATCATCCTGATGCTTGTCAAAGGCTTCTCTTATCTCATTATCCGAGAAGAAGGGAGCCATGTGCTTAGTTCCGTCAGCATCCTCATACCACATCTTGCTGATAGCATCATCGGCAAAGTGCTTGTCAAAATGCTCTTCGCTCAACACACCGTACACCATCGCACAAAGATGATGCTCCTCCACATCGCTCAACTTGCATGAGAGATACTTGCCCACTGCCTTAGCTACTGCCAACATCTGTTCAGGAGTCAACTCCTTCTGATACTTTTCTACGAAATCTACAAAATCCATAATATAAAAATTAAAAGTTTATGATGCTGCAAAGATACCAATATCTTAAACGCAGCACCATAAACTCGTAGATATTTCTGTAGCTATCTGAATATCAGATAAATACAGTTACGATAAAAAACACCTCCTTTCTTTATTCTTCCTTAAATCTGATTCTCTTCTCTCCACCCCTCGTCCAGATGTCGTTTTTCTTTCGTTTCGCCACCTTTCCGATAACGTCATTTTCGTAAAGTTCGGGCTTGTCTTCACTCCCTTGGGTCTCCGTAGCAATACCCTTGCTGGCATTGCCACCTTGGCTGGCATCAGGTTTTCCATTGCCATACCATTTCTTATCACTTGGTTTGTCTGCAATCATAACTATAAACTATAAATTATAAACTATAAACTAAGCCGCCAATGGTGGAGTCTGTCCGTCAGGACTCACTCCCTGACCGCTCATCATCTGCTGCAACATCGCCTGAGCCTTCGGATTGCTCTGTGATGCCTGAGCAACTTGGGCTTGAAGCTGAGGAGAGAATCCTTGTGTAGTCTCACCATTCTGAATGGCTTGCTGGTTGGATGCAACCGATTGCAGCAACTCCTCTCCAAATGGGAAATCTCCTACTTGCAGCAACTGCTCCAGTGTGATAGCCTGATTCTGCCACAAGGTCATAAGGAACTCATTCGCCATCTGTCTATATACAGGTGTAGCTGTACTTTCCGTGATATTAATGTCAAACTCCACGTCTCGTATTTTCTTAGGGTCGTAGTGTACAATCTGTCCTGCCCTACCAACGATATTGAAGTTGCGAGCCACATCATAGTACTGCTGCATATTCTTCACGGTCTTGTAAGCACCATCAATGATAAACTGGCTGAAACTCTCCAAAATATCAAGCAAAGACATGGTAGCATTCTGTGTTTGCTGGGCATAGAGTGAACCGCTCGTACCTGACACTCCTGGTTTACCTTGCAGCGCACCATTCACTCCCGAAATATCCTCGAAGAACTTCAACTGATAGCTGAGCAAATCACCGATTCCGATATTCGTAGAGTTGTTGGCTACTTGCTGAGGAACCTGACCATGATTGTTCGGCTTATATCTCACCACTCCGTTGAACCTACTCCACTCATCGCAGAAATCATCCCAACTCATATCATCAGGTAAGCAATCATCTGGACAGAGCAGCACACCCTTGGCACTCGCACGCATGATGAAGTCATACATCGTGATGAGTCGGTTCACGTATCTCTGCTGGTCTATCACATCTTCCACGAAGCTGTGAATCTCGCCGTCAATAAACGGAAAGAACTTAAAGCAGTATGGATGCTCACCATGAGCATAAGGAGTCTCGCCTTCTCTCAGAATATCGCCAAATGGAGAAAGATAGTAGAAATGCCAGTAATCATCCATAAACCACTCGGCATCAATCAGAGGAATATCCTCTTCCAGCATGCCAGCAGCCATACCTCGCCTGATTCTGTCTTTGTTCTCTGCATCTACAATATCAGCCTTATCCTCAATATCAATCTTGAAATCATCGCCATTATTGTAGTCATGGCATCGGTATCTTGGCTTACTCTCCTTTCGCCAAACCTCTATCACTCGACAGAGCGAAGGGTTGGAAGGATTCATAAAGTCAATAGTCCTAGGGTCGAACTCACCAAATCGCTGGGTGCAATCAGCAATCACGAAATCACGGTTAGCCGCCAGTCTGTATATCTCCTTCAACTTACGAGCCTCAGCAGGAGACTTGGCAAACTCTCTCAATACATTGCCGATGGTGATGTCATGCACCTCACCCAAGCAACTCACGTCCCAACCACGGAAATCCTTCATATTGTTGTCTATGAAGAAATTGTTCGGATTCACGTAGTCCGTCCAGCAATCCAACCTACCTCTTCGCCATCCATACTTTTTCTTATAGATAGCAGCACCGCTTATCAGGAACTCTTCCATGGTTCGGGCATCCAGTTCCGTTTCTCGGTTCAGTTGTCGGTTACATTGCAGCACCACGCTCATGGTCTCGCCATATCGTTTTTCATCCTTATCTCTTGCGTTGCATGTTGGTTCTTTACTCTGAGAGCGATATACACCCAGCACATTCTTCACCAATCTACGGATAAGGTTGTTTTTCAATGGTTCGCTACCCTGCTCACGGATATAGTCTTCCTCCATGACACGCTTAGTAAAGCCACACTTGCTTTTGAACTCAATGGTATCGCCCCACTGGTCTCCATAGCAGTATCGCTTGTTTCGTAATCTTCGCTTTCGGAAGTTATCCATGTTGTTGTAGTATCGCTGAGCCTCCAGCAAGATAGAGAAGGCACGCTCATAAGGTCGGTCAAAGCGTTTCATCGACTCCTTTACGCTATCCAGTTCATCCTTATCAATCACCTTGCTCAACGATAGCAATTTAGCTTTTTCTTTCTTCTTTGCCATAGTTATTGTGTTTCTGTAGGTTCAACAATATGTGCCAGCTTCCGAGCCACCCCAAGCAATCCGCTTGCAGAATCGCTATCGCCAAGACTGACGCAAACAAGATAGCCAGCCATATACACGATGGAATCCTTCAAGGTTTCAGGCAGCGTTATCTTCTCTTGACTGACAATCGGCATACACACGCACGAAAGCACCACCGTAGCCTTGTCACTCCTGCTGGTATACAACTCCAAGAACCGCTCGCCATCGCTGTGAATCAACGCTGCAATAGGTCGCTCAGGGTTTCCCCTTACCCCGAATCTGCTACCCTGCATCTTGTAGGCATCATCATCCTCGGTGATAACCTGAGCCGAACGTTGCCAGTCACTAGCCTTCACGCTCAGAAGCCTAATCATATCCGATGGAAGATACATGGTTCCCACATAAGCCCCATAAGACTCTTGCCAAGATACATCAAGCCCCTCGAATCGCTGACCATCCAGCATACTGGCAGGAGCATCCTTCAATATGATTCTTGCTGCATCTACTATCTTACTCTGTATCAACTCGCCTTGTGACAAGGTATCAGTATCGGTAGGAGTCAGCAAGCCCGAAGTCTCTTGGTTCCTGTCCAAGAGCACCTTCACTTCTTTCACCAGTTCAGATACAGCATACGTACTCATTACTCCAGTCCTTCTAGTTCAACACCCTTTTCCTTAGCAATATCCAAGATGTCTTCCTTGGTCTTCATCTTGGAACGACTCACACCGAAGGTCTCTGCCAGATATTCCTTGGCATCCTCAACATCTGTCACGATGTGGGTATTCTTCTCGTCAGCCACCTTCTTCTTTGCCTTGGCAGCAGCCTTCTTCTTGGCTTCCGCAGCTTCCTTCTTCTCGTCAATACTCTCCACCAAGAAGAACTTGTCGTTGAACCAATAATGAGACTCGATAGCCTTCTGTACCTTTGGGTCTCTTGTCATATAGATACTACTACCCATCGTCTTACCCTCAAAGACAATGCGCATTCTCTCGTTACCTACCATAACGCTGAATGCCAAATCCGAACCAGCTTGATATTTCTTAAACATGATTATACCTTATTATATATGTGTTATTAAAAAAGGGATGGGGCTAGTGCCCACACCCCTCACTATTTAATGAATAATTTGCAATTCAACTCTCATTTAGGCAGCAGCCTTCATCTCAGAATCGTCTGCCTGAGAAACTTCCTCAGGAACCTTAGCAAGGCGCATACGAGCATGAGCCTTAGGATACTTCAAGTACAGACAAGCGACCTCCTGAATAACTACGGCATCGGTGTTACGGATGCCAGCCTTCTTCAAGTCGAGCACGTTACGTGTCCAAGACAAGTGTACTCGCTTAACCAAGAACTCTGGGTCAAGGGCGAAGCCGCAGTCACTCATATCAAAGAGGTCAAACAACTCAGAGTGAATCATCAGCACCTCACCGAAGTCAGTCTCCCAGCTCTTGAACTTCAAGTTCCAAACCTCTACGGTGTCCTTCAAACGGAACTTGTCAGAGTCAATCTTACTGAATGCACTCACAAAGGCAGAGCCAGCGATAATCACCTTGCGCTTGTTGCCGATACCAGTACCCACGAACAAGTCCTTGGAAATATCAACCAACTCCAAGTCTGTAATCACTCGCTCATTATTACCATAGCCCTTCTTAATATCGTCAGCAGTAGCAACATGACCTACCTCAATGTCCTTACCAGCCATCCACCAGATACCCTTTGTAAACCACTGAGTAGAGTTGTTTTTGGTAGTATGCTTGATACAAGCCATATCACCGAAGAGATAAGTACCCTCCATAGCAAGACGCATATCGTAGATGCTATCCTCCTCAATATCCGAGAAGTCCCAATCTACTCGCTTAGCAGCAATCTTATTGAAGGTGCTCTCCTCAACCTGAATCATGAAGTTCTGGCAGTACTGAATATCAGAATCAGGAAGGTTGTTGAAACGACCCGTCTGTACGTCCAACTCACCGCAACTCTTCGCCATACGGATAAGTTTCTGACCCTTCTGCAAGGCTGGAATACCAATAGGCTGCTTCTTAACCAATTTGCCATTTACCGCAAACACAATAGGATAACCCTCATTATCCTTACCGCACACACAAAGTTCCAAATCAGGAGTAGGTTCATCGGTAAGGTCTGCATAAGCCTGATTCTTGTAGTTGGTAATCGCCTTCACATCTACCACTCGGATGGTATCATCCAGCGTAAACATTTCTGGGTCTTCTACCTTCAATACCATAGATGTACCAGTACTTTCCAATGTAGTCTCCTTGACGGTAGTCTTGATAGGACGTGTACCGATACTCCAATACTCAACCACAAACGAGCCAGCAGACTTAGTTGTAGCATAGCGTGAAATCTGGTCAACTGGCGTAGCCATCGGACGAATCTTGATAATCTTGTCGTTGATGTCGTTCTCATAGAACTCCGTGCCATTCTCGTTATAATGCTCTCGACCCTTGCCCTCAGTAGCAATACCATCATCCTGACGAGCCGCACCGCCATTGCCAGCATCATCGGCAGCAGTAGCACCACCAGCTTCCACAGCGTGACCACTATCGGTACTACCGCCATCAGGCAGAGCCGCCTCAGCCATGATAACATGACCATTCACTCCAAAAATAACTGCCATTACCATCAGAAAAATGGAAAGCAGCCGATTAAATTTGTTACTTTTCTTCATTGTTATCCAAAATATTAATTAAACATTATATATTATCTTTTCACCTTATCGAATGCGTGTTCTCTTCTCATTGCCACGCTCCCAGATATTTCCCCTACGTGATGCCCTACCAAGCGCACCTAGGTTTGGCTGGTTATCTGTCTGCTTGGTCTCCGCATTGGCAGAATCAAGGTCGGCAGTACCATCGCCCTTCTTTCTCAGTTCAAGGTTCTTGACGTGCTTGCTGTTCTTACCACGAACCTCACCTTCATGGGCTGCATCAGCCACATCGGTGTCATGGTTCTTAGCCTTGATGAAAGCAGTAATCATTTCTTCTGTAAACTTGCCAGTCACCACATTGCGCATTGTCTGAAAGCACTGGTCGATGGCATCATTCACGGCTTCCTCACCATACTTCTCCTCTAACTTGTCGAACACCTCATAACTGGAAGGCATGTTCTTGTCATACTCCTCCTGCAATTTCTTGCCGTTGGCAGCATTCTGCAAGAACTCCGACTGAGCCGATGCAATCTCATCAGCATTGTCTGGGTCAGAGTAGTAGTCAATGGCATCCTCGCCATGAGTGCGAATCAACTCGGCATAAGGACTCTTTCCAGCCTTCATCGCTTGAAGGAAGGTAGCCGCCTCAGGGTCACTGCCCAACCAGTCACCCATCGCCTTCTCGTTATCCTTGTAACCCTGCAAAGCCTTCTGGTCGGCATCATAATCATCGTTGATTGCGCCATACATGGCTTCATCATCCGAATACTCCGTGTCGGGGTGGCGGGTCTTCAAACGCTCCAAAGCCAAGTCTCTCTTGGTCTTCGTTTCCTGCTGCTTGGCAGCACCAGCATTCTGTTCAATATTTGTATTATCTGGCATATATATATGTATTAATTTATAAATCAATGCCCAAAATTAATGCTTTTTCGGCTAATTTCTACTTTATCCGTTAATTATCGTTATTATAATACGACTAATTCAAGTATTTTTTGTATATTTGCAGGGTCAGATATGAAATATAAGGATTCACGATGTTATTTTAAAGAAGAACGTGATGCTGATATATTGAGGGCTTATCGTGAGATACTTACGACAGGAGACAATATAACACTCTCAGAGATTGAGGAAAAATTATCCCAGTCTCCGAGCAGTAGATTTTGGGTTTCAGAAGACCGTGCTTATATAGTCATATTAGACTTATTATTGGGAAAATCCATTGATTATATGATACCAACCCGAAGGGCAATGTATCAAGAGATTTTCAGAAGATTCAAGAATTATAGAAAGCAATATCCACACTTATCCAAGATGGATATTATCAAACGTGTATGCTACGAGCCAGCACCCAGCTTCTATCTTACTCCGCAAACCATGCACGTCATACTTTATAGGGTGAGAAAGGAGGAGAAGAAAAGATGCTACGAGGAGCGAAAGAGAAGATTGCGCTTTATGCAGTGTACATTATAATAATGTGTATCACTCTTATGGGCTATGATGGCATGGGCTTGTCAGATGGCTGCACTCTTTGGCAGCGCATCAGTTATCCGTTCTTTCATCAGAACGTCTTCCATGCCGCCATCAACTTATATGTTTTCCATCAGTGTTATCGAGCCATACCTTGTGGCATCGGTCACATGGTCGTATTCTATCTCATCGCTATCAGCTACCCTTTCCTATCCTCCGTACCTATTATTGGTCTCAGCGGTTTTATCTATGCTTACATGGGCTTTATCGCCCCCTACGTTAATAATAAGATAAGGTACAATACAATTATCTTAATCTATATCAGTATCGGAATCTTCATTCCCTGCATGGCAGTTGGAGTCCACATCTACTGCTATGTACTAGGTTTGTTGTGGGGTTATCTAAATGCACCGCTATGTCAAGACAAGTAACCGCCACACAAGCCAAACTGACAGATGCTCTTGACAAACACGTATTGGGCATCCTGAAAGAGAACGAGAAACGAATCAAGGAAATCAACACACCTTTCAATCCTGTCAAGGGTGAAGGTTGTGGAGATAAGCGATTCCTGCTCTTCCTTCCCGACTTCCCGATTCAGAGACAGCAGCTTCCAGTTTCCATGAAGAAGATTCCGCTCGTCAAGATGCTTATTGAGTTGGGTAGCTGCAAGGCAGTAATCGAGGAACTGCACAAGGATATAGACGAGCCATACAACCTAGAGGAAGAAATGGAGCAACTGGTGGAGCAGTTCACTCGCATCAGAATGAAGCACGACCCATTCTTCTTCTTCGCCACGTTCATCTATATCAAGCCGAAAGGTGGAGGTCTCCCCTTCCGTTTTGTGCTCAGAAGACCACAGCGCAGACTGCTCAGGTGGCTGGAGGAGCGAAGGAAGAAGAATCGCCCTATCCGTCTCATCCTGCTGAAAGCCCGACAATGGGGAGGTTCTACGGTTATTCAGATGTACTTCCTATGGCTGCAACTCATGTGGCAGAAGGGTCTCAACTCGCTCATCGTGGCTCAGGTCAAGGACACCGCAGAAACAATCCGAGGAATGTTTGATGAAGCATTGAAGATGTTCCCAGTCAAGTTCCTGCATGAAATGGGAGAAGCATATACCGAGAACGAGCCTAAGTTTGTAGGGTTTGGAACATCAGGTAACGTCAAGAAGGTTCCTCAGAGATTCTGCAAAATCAAGGTTGGTTCCATGCAGAAACCAACTTCTGTCAATGGTGAAGACTATAACCTTATCCATTGTTCCGAGGTGGGATTGTGGGAGAAGACGGAAGGCAAGTCTCCTGAGAAAGTTGTGCAGAATGCGACCAATGGTGTGCTCTACAGACCATACACAATGATAGTATATGAATCAACCGCAAATGGTACTGGCAACTTCTTCCATCAGGAGTGGTTGGCAGCAGAAGCAGGAGAATCGGTATTTGAGCCGTTCTTCGTACCTTGGTTCGAGATTTACGACCTATACCATCTTAACTTCGAGAGTAAGAAACAGAAAGAAGAGTTCGCAAAATGGTTGTACGACAACCGCAACAACACCAACACGATGTCTAATCGTGAGGAGCCAGTTACCTATCTTTGGAAGTTGTGGCAGATGGGAGCACCTTTGGAAGCTCTCAACTGGTATATCATGGAGCGCAAGAAGTTCACTGACCATGGCGATATGGCTAGCGGATTTCCTTCTGACCCAGTAGAGGCCTTCAAGCACTCAGGAGCCAAGGTATTTGCAGAAGAGAAGGTTGACCAGTTCAAGAAAGGATGCAGAGCACCTAAGTTCATCGGTGATGTTTACGGAGACGGATATAAGGGCAAGAAGTGCCTAAAGAATGTTCGATTCACAGAAGACAAGACTGGGCAGTTGTGGATATGGAGCAAGCCAGAATACTTTGACGATTGCAAGGTAACCAACCGCTATCTGGTTGTCGTGGATATTGGCGGTAGAGGTAGTAAGGCAGACTGGTCTGTTATCTGTGTCTTCGACCGATATTGGATGATGGAAGGCGGCAAACCATACGTGGTAGCCCAATGGTACGGACACATAGATATGGACTTGCTGGCATGGAAGGCAGCACAGATAGCCAAATACTACGACAATGCTCTATTGGTGATTGAATCCAACACCTTGGAGACGAAAGACAAGGAGCACATCTTGGAAGGTGGTGACCAGTCTGAGTTCATCCTGAATCAAATAAAGGATGAGTACGATAATCTCTATGCACGCAAGCAGAGCGAAGCTGACATCAAGGAAGGTCTTCCACGCAAGTACGGATTCCATACCAATGTGGCAACCAAGCCAATGGTTATCTCTGTTTTGGTTCAGGTAGTCAGAGAGCATCTATACGTTGAGCGTGACCAACGATGCCTGAATGAGTTCCTTACCTACGAGCGTAAGAAGAATGGAGCATACGGAGCCATTGACGGCAAGCACGATGATTTGCTCATGACCAGAGCCATCGGACTCCACATATGTTTCAATGAAATGGAAATGCCTAAGATGATACAGAATCAGGCAAGAGTAATGAGAAGAAAGGTTTCTGTTTCGGCAGCAACCATCATATAGTATCAATAATTAATAATTACCATTATGAAAGTAAAAAACATTTTCAAGCGCATCAAGTGCGAAATCATGTATCGCCAAGCTACGGCAAAGGCTGACCTCGCAGCAAAGAAGAATCACGGTGACATCTTCTATGTCCTTCCTACGCAGAAGGGCAACTTGATGATTATGAACCGCTCCTATTTTGAAGCGTTCAAGAAGACTAAGTTAGTAGATAAAGACATGAAGGTTAGAGACCTCTTCCGTGATTGTGTCTATCATACCAACTGCAAGAGTAAGAATGGAAAACTCAGCCGAAAACGCAAATTCCTACGCTGGAAAGGCTTAATCTAAAGTTTTTCTATTCAAGTGTTAACGGATAAAGGATAGGTGGAGAAAATTCTGCCTATCTTTGCGTATTATTAATAATGTGTATCAAATATGATTTATAAAATTGTACAAGGAAACGCTTTCAAACTCCACATCTTGGTGAGAAAGATGGATATGTCTAAGGAGTTTAACCGCTTGGTTGACTTCGATATGACTCAGGCATCTGACATCAAGGTGGAACTGCAATGCTGTTTCGATGATTCCATCATCGTACCCACATCTATCGGTGGCATAGAGCATAATGTGCTGGTGTGCAATATCCCAGCCACCCTAGGAGTAGGCAACTACAATGTAGCCGTTTCATGGACTTATGAGGGTTATGCGATGAAGAGTGTTGAGCGAAACATCTTGCAGATTATTGAGACCAACAAAAGGGTGAAGGTTCCTTGTGGAGTCTTTCAGGGCGAGACGGTTGGCATGTTCGACCTTCGCTACTACATGGTCACAAAGAATCAGTCTGATTGCACCTTCGTTTATTCTCTTGACGATATTACACTCTCCAACACTCCAGCTACATTGAAGTTGGGTGAGAAGTTCGAGACAACGCTTACTCCAGCCGAAGGTTTCAATATCGGAATGGTTAAGGTAGTCATGGATGGTGTTGACATCACAAGAGACGTTTACAAGGACGGAAAGATTGAGATTCCAGCCGTGTCAGGTTACGTCAGCATTATGGCTAACGGTGATGATAACATCTACTATTGTGGAGCCACCGCTGCCAAGAACATGTGTCAGTTCAACATAGAAGACCTTGAAAAGGTTGAAGGAGATATTGTAGATAAGTCTATCAATATCACAACGACAAAGGAAAAGCCATACATCTGGTTCGCCAGCCGTGTTCCAGTAGAGTTCTATCAGTCAGGACTCACCGCATCCCTCTACTCCACCAAGGTAGGCGATATTTACTATTACTGGACTGATGAGTTGAAAGCAGGAGAATATACATATAACACTAAATTAAAATAATATGGCAAAAGAAGTAACATACAACAACACGCTCGTAAGCGGAACTGCCGATGAGACCTTGACATATACCAGATATATCAAGGATGAAAGTTCGGGCAAATCCACCAAGGAGCTTCTTGACGAGAAGGTCAACAAGACTGACCAACTCGGAACTACGCAGATTGCCGACAAAGCCGTTACTACAGAGAAGTTGGCTGAACACTCTGTAGATAATTCCAAACTATCTCAGGATTCGGTTTCTTACGACAAGATTCAGAACGATGCTGTTACCACAGAAAAGATTCAGAATGGAGCCGTAACTACCGAGAAGGTTGAGGAAAAGGCTATCACCAACCCTAAACTTGGTGACCAGTCTGTAGATGGCAGAGTAGTTCGTGAGGCATCCTTGGAGACCAAACATTTCGCCAACGAATCTGTAACTACAGAAAAGGTAGCAAGGAAGTCTATCACGAACGATAAGATTGCTGACGGAACATTGAAAAAGGAAAAACTAGACCCTGAGCTTCGTAAGGCGATAGAATCTGCAACTGGTCTTCCTGATGAACTTGTAGAAATGATTCAGGACGTTGATGAGAATTTAGCCAAGCTGAATGATACGGTATATCCAATCATCTTAGGCTTCACCATCACCACGAATGTAGGTACGATGCAGACAGAGGTTCGCTATTCTGTTTCAAGCGACAACAAGCCCCTTGTACCTGATACTTCCATCATCAGTAAGCAGATTAACGACAATGCCGCAAAGAATATCTCAACTACTCCATCATCAGGTGGAACCCTATCCACCACAATCGAAGGAGCAAGAGAAATCTTCAAGTATGCAGTAACCAAGGAAGGCAGAACAGGCAAGAGTACATCACAGACTCGCTATCTCTGCTACTTTGGAGGAAACCCAGCAGCCACCATGACCGCTGAAATCCTCAATACGCTCAACAAGGTATCAGCTACAGGAGTATCATTCAATCCAAAAGTAACTACCAAGGATAATGATTACATCTGGCTAGTAGTACCTAGTTATCTATCCATCGCCCATGTAACCAGTGCAGGATTCGATGTAACTCTTGCTGCTCCTCAGACCATCACAAATAATCTAGGCAGTTTCAAGGCATACAGAACAGCCAATCCTCTCACACCAGCTACATGGAATTTAGTAATATCATAAACGTATAAAGATTATATAATATGAGTATAAATTTAACAGACGAGCTTCTAGCCAAGACCAAGAAGGGTAAGATAGCCTCTGCAAAGCAAGTGTTTCTTGATGGAGACCAAGAGAACTTGCAGCAGATAGGTGACAAGACCCATCAGTTGGAAGATGCCATCAAAGACATCACCGTCTCTGGTGGAGCTTCAACTGCCAATGCTGTTTCTTATAATAATGAGACTAGTGGCATGACCGCAGTCACTGCCCAAGGAGCTATTGATGAACTTGCTGCTAAAAACAAGGCGCAAGATGCTATCATTGAAGCCAAGGCAGAGAAGTCAGAGGTAGCTACAGAACTTGATAAGAAATTCGACAAGGAGAACATTGCCCAAGAGTTCGGTGATTCTGTGGATAAGGTAGTCTCTCAATCTGCTATCCCCTTCCGCTACATTCAGTGTGAGGAATTTATCTTTGCCAAGGTAGATGCAAATGATAAACTTCTCTTCGGCTTCCAGTGGGATGGAACTCCTGTATTTGGTAAAACAAGTGCAGTAGAGGACAGATTGCAGGCACAAGTAAATCTCTTGGCTGATAAGATTCGCAATCTCTTGGGTGATGATGATACTACAAGTGCTATTGATACATTAAAGGAGTTGAAGGACTTCTTTGCTAGCATTGATAATACTCAGACTTTGACAAGCATCCTTGCAAATCTCAATACTACTATTGGTAAGGTAGCTATCAAGGATGAAGCTGGTGAAATTCAAGATACTCCATTTAGAGTAATCTCGAATGAGGAGTTTATCAAAGCTATAGTGGATTCAGATGATAAGGTTCTGTTTGGTTTCTACAGAGCAACTGGCGAGCCATATTATCCTCTTAATGAAATGTATCACGTTATTCAGAATGAGGAATACTTTGCTGCTTGGGTTACTACTGACGATAAAGTAGTTCTTGGTCTTAGAAGAGACGGACAAATCATTGGTGAAATCCATGCAGTCAATGCCTTGAAGAAAGTTGTCTCTCAGCTTCAATCAGACCTTACATCATTGCAGGAGAAGGTAGGTACAATAGATACCAATCTCAAAGAACTTCTTGAAGTCTTCTCTTTGCAGGAGAATCCTGAGTA